CACGGAAAAGCCCTGTTTGCAAGGTGATAAGCTGAGCATGCAGGGTTTTTCTTTGCAATTTTCAGCTTTCTTGACGGTTTGTAACAGACTGTAACAGTTTGTAACAGGCCGTTTTTTTCGAAGAGACACATAAAACGTGAATAAAAGAGTGAATAATCGGGGCTAAAAATTAATAGCGCTTGAGATGATTCCCTTGTTTTTATCTGCCGAATTCCGGTTGTAGTAGTAGCTTCCCCGGGTTGTAGCAATGTCTGTGTGGCCCATCTGGGAGATGATAAGTCTCTCGTCTACATGACTGCTCAGCAGAATACTTGCATAAGTTTTGCGAATTTTATGCGAACTGCGCTCAGGGATTCCGACCTTCCTGCAGGCCCTGTGCAGCCAGTAGTTGAACCTGTTGCCGCGGATCCGGCGACCCTGCTTATCCATGAACAGGAATTCCCCGAAGGGATTGATTGCGCGGATCGCCTTGAGCGTTTTCTCTGCGGTCTCCGGTAAGAAGATGGTCCGCTCACCTGCATCTGTTTTAGCATGATCCACGGGTTCGCTGATTCTTTTGCCGGTTTCATGATCGTAATAGGTTTCCTCTGTCGCGGTAATGCGAATTGCTCCATTCAGGATATTATCACGTGTAAGAACCGCAAGCTCACCTACACGCATTCCCGTCTGAAACATCAGAATAAGGCCTAACCCTTTGATATCATGTTCCTCCCAAAGATAGTTCATGAGTTTTTCAACTTCTTCGTCATTGAATACCTGGGTTTCATCAGCAGGTTTTTCTTTACGGGCAAAGAGCCGGTCGCTCAGGACGAGGTCGAAGAAGAAAGTCCCAGCACTGAATTCGGTATAACCTTCTTCTTTCGCATATAACAGCGCCCCTTTTAAAAGAATCTTCATCTGCTTATAGGTTTTTTTTGTGAGGCTTGAATCGACAATCGAGTCTTTGATAAAGCGCCGCAGATCACTGTCGGTGATTTCATCAACAGGGATTTTGCAGAATTCACTTTCCTTGTCAATGAAGAATCTCCTGTAATCACCCATGTACTTGGTATAGCTTGCAGGGGTAATCTCCTTGTGCCGGATCTTTTCTTTGAGCCATTCTTCACAAACAATGGGGAAAGTGATCGTCTGCCCCTTCTCCAGTTCCTTGTAATGCACAACAAGCTTCTCATGAAGTTCTTCTAAGGAGCGACCGGCGACCGTCTTACGCTTGCCGGAAAGATCATATACGTTTGTAATCCACCTCCCATCTTTATTGTGTGTAATTGCATACGGATGATTCTGAATGTATTTCTCATCTCGCCTTTTCATATTTGCAGCAACTACTTCCTCTAACTGCATCATAGCATCGGAATCGAGGCTGCTCAATAGGCTATGCCGCTGCAAAAGGTTAAGTTTTTCCGAATCACTTGGATTTGTGTTGCATAGTGGCTTTTTACTTCTGATGTTTGTTCGCATCGTCAGATCCTCCTCTTACACTGAAAAGGAGAAATCGCGCATTATTTTACGAGTCGGAGCTTGTCTTCTTCTGATCAGTTTCCGGTGCTTCAGCTGAGGACTATCTATTTGGCTTTTTTAGGACATTTTGTGATTAAGGCAGGAGAGAATACATGCGGAGTGAGATAGGACCTCTGGGGCATTCTGACAGGTCAGACAGATCGGAAAAAGTGCACTTTTTGAGTGGAGAAGCTGGTGCAGTTCGGGGATCCGAGTTTGAGGTGCAAGGAGAAGCCGGTGCCGTCATTGTGATGCAGGGAGAATGGCTCCGTGAGCTTGTGTTTGGGATCGGAGACCAGATCCAGGTGGAGTGCAGTGACGGGAAGCTGACCATTACGAAGGCCGAGACAGCAGCGGTGGATCCGGGAATCGGGACCGCAGCTTAAAGTGAAAAGGGAAGAGATGAGGGAGCGTCAGGGCATGCGACTTGCTGGAGGGTTGCTGTGGCACTCTATTCTTGTTGTAGATGTTCAGACGAATGGGGTATAATAAAAAATGATGTTCTACCTTGATCATGTGGTGGGCGATCGAGAGAGTTGAAGATTGATCGATTGTGATATTAAAAAGAGATAGTATGCATATATAATGCGTGATTATTGGGAGGTCATTTGTCTTGGCAAAATTAGAAGATTTGACTGTTGGCTCTATAGTCGGCGGATTGATCAATAACGAATTTGTCCAGATTGTTGCCTTTAAGTGGTATGGAAGCTCCGTAATGGAAGTAACTTTCAAGAATACCAAGGGACTTCTGGCGAATCAGCTTTTGTATCGAGAGGATGAGGAAAGGCTTGAGGTACAAGAAGCAAATCTGCCTTGGAGTTTTGATGCAGATGGCAATATAGTCCGTCTTGTATCGGAAGCATACCGTATAAACATGGCACATTTGTTTGATCCGTATCTGGCTGTGCATACATCATCCATAGAGCCATTGCCTCATCAGATTTCTGCTGTATATCAGGAGATGCTGCCGCGCTTGCCGCTCAGATATATTCTTGCAGATGATCCGGGAGCAGGAAAGACAATTATGACCGGATTGCTGCTTAAGGAATTAATCATCCGCGGCGATCTTAAGAGATGCCTGATCGTATCTCCGGGAAGCCTTTCTGAACAATGGCAGGATGAGCTTTACAGTAAGTTCCATCTGAAATTTGAAATCCTCACCAATGACCGGTTTGAAGCGGCTGTAAGCGGGAACGTCTTTGAAGAAGTAAATCTGTGCATCGTCAGGTTGGATAAGCTGGCAAGGAATGAGGCGCTTCAAGAGAAACTCAAAGTGACAGAATGGGATCTGATCGTAGTCGATGAGGCCCATAAAATGTCTGCTACTGTGTGGGGCGGGGAGATCAAGTATACCAAGAGGTTCTTATTAGGAAGGCTTCTCTCTGATATAACCAGGCATTTCCTGCTGCTGACGGCAACACCTCACAATGGCAAGGATGAGGATTTCCAGCTGTTTATGTCTTTGATAGATCCGGAGCGATTTGCCGGTGCCCAGAGAACAAGCAATCAGGCAATCGATGTTTCGGATGTTATGCGAAGACTGGTTAAGGAAGATCTGCTGAAGTTTGACGGCACACCTCTGTTCCCGGAACGCCGTGCATATACCGTAAATTATGATCTGTCTCCGAAGGAGTCAGTGCTATATCACGAAGTAACATCCTATGTGCAGGAGGAGTTTAACCGTGCCGATCAGCTTTCTAATGAGCGGAAGAACACGGTTGGCTTTGCGTTGACTATTCTGCAAAGAAGGCTTGCCTCTTCGCCTGAGGCGATTTTTCAGTCTCTACATAGAAGAAGAGAACGACTGGAAAACAGGCTGAACGAAGAGAAACTTGGAAAGAGAGCTGAGGAATTCCGGTCTTCCATCAATTATGATGCGGATTATGATGATGACGATTATTCCTCAGAAGAAATCGAAAGAGAAGAAGAGAATGTAGCAGATCAGGCATCTGCGGCTCGAACTATCCAAGAGTTGGAGGCTGAAATCAGGACTCTTAAGCGTCTGGAAAGGATTGCGAACGAAGTACGTCTCAGCGGAGAAGACCGTAAGTGGGACGAACTTTCAAAACTGCTTCAGGACAATGAGTGCATGTTCACAGCTGATGGCCAGCGCGAGAAACTGATTATATTTACGGAGCATAAAGATACACTACGGTATTTGACGGATAAGATCCGGACTCTGTTTGGCAGTGATGATTCCGTTGTCACCATACATGGCGGAATGCTCAGAGATGAACGCCGGAAGGTGGAGGAAATGTTCCGCCAGGATAAGAATGTTCGTATCCTGATTGCAACAGATGCTGCTGGTGAAGGTATCAACTTGCAGCGTGCCCACCTGATGATCAATTATGATCTGCCGTGGAATCCGAACAGGTTGGAGCAGAGATTTGGGCGTATCCACCGTATCGGCCAGACGGAGGTCTGCCATCTTTGGAATCTGGTATCCCAGGAAACAAGAGAGGGTATGGTCTTCCAGTGCCTGTTTAATAAGCTGGAAGAGGAAAGAGCTGCCTTAGGCGGCAAGGTATTTGATATCCTTGGCGATATGACATTTGAGAATAAGCCTCTTAGGGAGCTGCTTATTGAAGCCATCCGTTACGGAAATGATCCAAAGGTGCGTGAGCGGCTGTGGCAGGTAGTGGATCATTCAATGAATACAGATAAGTTCAGAGAACTGATCTCTGAGAATGCTCTCACAGAGGATTCAATGGATGTCTCCAAGGTAATGGAGATCAAGGAAGAGATGGAACGTGTGGAGGCGCATAAGCTTCAGCCGCACTTCATTGAAGCGTTCTTTATCGAAGCATTCAAATCTCTTGGTGGAAAAATCCATAAGAGAGAGCATGGAAGGTACGAGATTACATCGGTGCCGTTTGCCATTCGTAATAGAGATATGCAGATTGGATTCGGAGAGTCCGTACTTCCGAGATATGAGCGAATCTGCTTTGAAAAAGATGACTGTAATATACCGGGACTTGTGCCGGCCTCATTGATCTGCCCAGGACATCCGCTCCTGGATGCAACGGTAGATCTGATAAGGGAGAGAAATGCTGATGCGCTGAAGCATGGCTCCGTCTTCATTGATGATGAGGATTATGGAAGAGATCCGAGACTGCTCTTCTATATTGAGGATGCCATTCAGGACGGCGTGATTCTACCGAACGGCAATAAGCGTATCATTTCAAAGAATGTGCATTTTGTAGAGTTAAAGGAAGATGGAACGGCGAAGAATGCTGGATATGCTCCATATCTGGACTATCGTGCTGCTTCGGAAGAGGAAACAAAAGCTATTCTGGATTATGCAAAATCTCAGACATGGCTGTCTCAGGGAGTTGAAGAACGTGCTCAGGGGTATGCGATCTCTGAAATCATTCCGGAGCATTTTACTAGAGTCAAGACACATAAGCTGGAGATGCTGGATAAGATTGCTAAAGCTGTTAAGGATCGAATGACGCAGGAGATTCAGTATTGGGATTTCAGAGCAATCGATCTTCGCGAGAAAGAGGCAGCAGGCAAAGGAAATCAACGACTGACATCAGCTAACGCTGCGAGACGCGCGGAGGAACTTGAAGCCAGGATGCAGAAGCGACTTGCCGAAATAGATACTGAGCGAATGATATCCGCTATGCCGCCGGTTATTGTAGGAGGATCGCTTATCATACCGAAAGGATTGCTTCATATCCTGATGCATCAGGTGACTACTGACACATTCAGCCAGGGAGACCGGCAGGCTATAGAACATGCAGCAATGAAGGCGGTTATGGATATTGAGTTAAGGCTGGGCAATACTCCTACTGATGTTAGCGCTGCCAAATGCGGGTATGATGTTGAGTCCCGAATCCCGGAGCGGATAAGGGCATATGCAAGAGCACTTCGGATGATTGAGGTAAAGGGCCGCAAGAAGGGATCCACTACTGTGACGGTATCCAAGAATGAGATTCTGACCTGCTTGAATAAGCCAGATGAATTCATTCTTGCGATTGTTGAAGTTGATGGGGATAAGACCAGAACTGTCTATCTGAAGAAGCCGTTTAAGAATGCACCGGATTTCACGGCGACAAGCGTGAACTTCGATATTGTAGACCTGATCAATAATGCAGAAATTGAGTATCAGGAGTGAGGAGAAGATTATGGCTACTAAAAAGTTGATTGAGGTGGCGTTGCCGTTAGAAGCAATTAATGCAGAATCAGCATACGAGAAATTACCCGGTATTGGAGCACATCCGCGCGGTTTACATCAGTGGTGGGCTAGGCGACCATTTGTAACCGCACGTGCGGTAATTTGGGCATCTATTATAGATGATCCCTCAAGTAGACCTGATTTGTTTCCCACCGAGGAGGAACAGAAAAGGGAAAGAGAACGGCTATTTGGAATTCTTTCAAGATTGGTTTTGTGGAAAAATAGCGATAATCAACAGGTACTGAAAGAAGCACATCAGGAACTACTGAAGGCGACAAATTTTAATCCTCCTTCATTTTTAGACCCATTTTCTGGTGGAGGCGCCATACCTTTTGAAGCACAAAGGCTTGGATTAAAGGCTTATGCTCATGATCTTAATCCAATTGCTGTAATGATTAATAAAAGTATGATTGAAGTTACTCCGAGATTCTGCAACAAGGAGCCGGTTAATAGAGAGGCTAACCGGTTATTCGTTCAGAATGAAGGGTGGACAGGTCTTTCTGGTTTTGTAAACGACATAAGAGCATATGGAAGAAGAATTCATGAACTTGCAATAAATAAAGTAGGACATTTATATCCAAAAGTCTCTGTACCGAATGGAGGCAATAAAGCGGATGTTGTTGCTTGGATATGGGCTAGAACGGCAGAGTGCCCCAATCCTGCTTGTAATTGTAAAATGCCCTTGGTTGGCACTTATGTATTAGCGAAAAAGAAGGGGCGGTATTCATGGATAGAACCAGTCCAGGAAGGAAACAAAGTTAGATTTGTAGTAAAAACTGATTCAAAATTACCTAAGCTGAATGAGCCAAAAAAGGGCAGAGGGGCAGCATTTGTTTGTCCTGCATGTGGGGAAATAACCTTAGATAGCTATATAAAAAATGAAGGTGCTTCAGGAAGAATAGGAACACAGCTAATGGCTGTTGTTGCAAATGGTAGTAATGGACGGCTGTATTTATCTCCTGATGAGGAGCAAACTCTTGCTGCAAATGTAAATCGACCTGAGGAATATCCTGATGGTGTTATTCCAACAAATCCAAGGTGGTTCAGTCCTCCAGCATTTGGAATGGTAAATTATTCTGATCTATTTACAAATAGGCAGTTGACAACGCTTACAGTGCTTAGCGATTTAGTAAAAGAGGTACAGACGGAGATTGAAAAAGAAGCCATTATGCACGGCTTTCCAGATGATCATATTCCGCTTCGAGATGGAGGTACAGGGGCAAGAGCGTATAGTGAAGCAATTTCAGTATATTTAGCATTTGCGGTAGATCGCATTATTGCTTTTTCCGTTTCTGTTTCGCGTTGGTCAAATACTAACGAAAAGGTAATGAATTGCTATGCTAGGCAAGCTATGCCGATGGTCTGGGATTTCCCTGAAGCGAATATATTAGGAGACTGTGTTGGAGGATTTTTACCATCTGTAGACTATATTGCTGATTGCGTTGAAATGCTGGTTAATAACCCTGTATTTGAAGGGAATGTAAAACAACATGATGCTCAGCAAGATTGCGGATTGAGAAATATTATGATATCAACTGATCCGCCATACTACGACAATGTTGGTTACGCTGATTTATCCGATTTTTATTATATATGGATGAGGAGAATGTTGAAGGACATCTATCCGGATGTTTTTAGAACGATGTTAGTGCCAAAGGCTGATGAACTGATAGCGACTCCTTATCGTTTTGACGGAAATACTCAAAAGGCAAAAGAATTCTTTGAACAAGGCATGTATAAGGCATGCTGTCAATTGTATTCATATGCGAGTGATGAAATTCCGGTGACTATTTATTATGCTTTTAAGCAAACTGACTCTTCTGAAGGTGAGGCTGATACTGCATCTACTGGATGGGAAACTATGCTTACTGCGATAATAAATGCTGGCTTTTCAATTACTGGGACTTGGCCTATGCGTACCGAACAATCAACTCGAGCGCTTGGAAACGGAACCAATGCACTGGCATCTTCTATAGTCCTGGTTTGTAGAAAAAGGGACAAAAACGCAAGAGTATGCACACGGAGAAATTTTGTTAACGAACTTAAAAGAGAACTTCGTCCTGCTTTACAAAAACTTCAAAGTAGTAATATTGCGCCAGTAGATTTGGCACAATCAGCTATAGGGCCAGGGATGGGTGTTTATTCAAAGTACTCACAAGTACTTGAAGCTGATGGAACTGCTATGACAGTACGAAGTGCATTGCAAGTTATTAACCAAGAATTAGATCTGTATTTTAATGAGCAAGATGGAGAGTTGGATACGGAGAGCAGATTTTGCGTAGATCTGTATTCGCAGATTGCATTCAATGAAATGCCTTTCGGGGATGCAAATACTCTCGCCACAGCAAAAAACACCTCCGTTGCCATAATGGCGTCGCATGGAACATTGTATGCTCAGAAGGGCAAAGTGCATCTGATTGAACGTCCGGAACTTCCGACCAGTATCAATGAGCATGAAGGAAGCATATGGCTTCTGTGCCAACAGCTGACGTACAAGATGGAGAAGGAAGGCATTGAAGGCTGTGCTGCGGCAATTGCCAATATGTACGGATCCAACGCAGAACGGGCAAAGGATCTGGCGTATCGGCTTTATACCATTGCTGAAAGAAAGAAGTGGGCTCAGGAAGCGTATGCCTATAATGCTTTGGTCGTAGCATGGCCGGAGATTCAGTCCAGAGCTGCAGAACTGAAAGCAATTGTTCCTCGGCAGCTTACTTTGGAGGACTTTATGAACAATAACAATTAACATGAGGTGGTGTTTATGCCATATAAGAAGTTGATCGAAACAGTCATGCCTGTTTCCAAAATCAACACAGAGACAGAAAGGGAAAAGACAGCCAGAAATGGGATGCCATCGAATGTTCATATTTGGTGGACGCGAGATCCAATGGCCGTTGCTCGTACTTCCATATTTGAATCTCTGATTGATGATCCTGCAGAGCATCCGGTATTATTTCCATCGCAGGATGAGCAGGATACAGAAAGGGAGCGGCTGTTACGAATAGCAGAATCTCTGTCTGAGATAGAGAGTGCAGATAGAAAAGATATATTAGAGATTGCCCTAAAGGAGATTCAGAGGAATGCATCCGGGCAACTGCCAACAGTGTTTGATCCTTTTGTGGGAGGTGGCACCATTCCGGTTGAGGCACATCGCCTTGGATTAAGGAGCAGTTCCTCCGATCTGAATGCTGTGGCCGGAATGATTACTACAGTGGTTTCGGACATTCCGTCACGGTTCTCGGATACAGTTCCGGTACATCCGAGAACTGAAATGGCGCTGGACATAGCGCTCTCAGGCGCTTCCGGATTTGCTGAGGATGTCCGCTACTATGGAGAAAAGCTACAGGAGAAAGCATTCCAGAAGGTTGGGTATCTATACCCTAAGGTGAAGGATCCGGAAAGTGATAAGGAACTGGATGTATCTGCTTGGATCTGGGCGAGAACTGTCAAATGCCCGAATCCGTCGTGCGGGTGCAATATTCCTCTTTCTTCCAGCTATGACCTTGCGAAGAAGAAAGGTAGCGAAGCATGGGTAGAGCCTGTTGTTGAAGATGGAATAATTCGCTTTAAGATGCACAGGGAACCGAATCCTGGAAGAAAGCTTAAACCGAAGGTCGCACAAACAGCAGTATTTAAATGTCCAGCTTGCGGAGAGATCACTCCAGATGCTTACGTGAAAGAATGCGGGATCAAGCATAGCATTGACAGTCAGCTGATCGCAGTCGTTGCAGACAATGGAAAGAAGCGATTGTATTTGGAAGCGACTACAGAGCAAGAGAAAGCTGCGCAAGTTAATGCTCCGAAGAATGTTCCTCATGGAGACCTGCCGAATTTTCCGAAGAGATTCTCTCCGCCTTCGTTTGGTTTGACAGATTATGCAGATCTATTTACGAACCGGCAGTTAGTATTCATCACATCAATGATGGATCTGGCGAAAGAGATGCAATCGGACATCGAAAAGGATGCATTAGAAAAGGGCTTTGTTGATGACGGAATCACATTTGCAGATGGTGGATGCGGCGCACTTGCATATGCGGAAGCTGTTAGGATTACGCTGATACTCACAATCAGCAAGCTGCTTGATCGGTGTTCCAATATATGCAGCTGGAGTACAAGCAGTGGTGGCTCACTCAGAAATGTCTTTTCCAGAGCAGCGATGCCAATGATATGGGATTATGCCGAAGGAAATCCTTTTGCAGGGGCCGGAGGAAGCTTCGCAAACGCTTTGTCACGTACATGTGATGCCATTGCTCTTCTGCCTGCCGGTGTTGATGGAGTCACTAAGGTTGCCGATGCAGTCATGCCAAATGATGTGAAGGATGCAATGATAGTTACAACGTTGCCGTACTACGACAGGGCAAGCTATTCAGATCTTTCAGATTTCTTCTATGTGTGGATGAAGTATGGACTGGGAGACCTTTATCCAACCTACTTCTCAGGAGATATTTCTCCCAAACAGGAAGATATGACCGCATTCTCTCACCGATATGGGGGTGATAAAAAGAAGGCGGACATGATTTACGGGGAGAGTTTGGCTGTAGCAATGAAGAATCTATATGAAAGCGCATCAGCAGACTTTCCGTCATTGGTCGGGTTCATTTATAAGGGAAACAATTCTTCGGACAATGAAGAACTCAGCGAATGGGAGTATTTCATTGATGCTGTATGTAATGCAGGCTTTTCTGTTACGGCATCCTGGCCTCTGGGAAGGAAGTACGAAGATAATATTGAGCTGGCTGAATCAAGAGGTATTCCGGTTACAGTAGTTTTGAGGAAGAAGGAAGAGGACAGTTCACAGATTACCAGGCGTTCCTTTGTCGCGGCTGTGAAAAGAGAAGTGCCAACATTGATTGAAGAAACAAGCAGTAAGGTCGGGATAATGGACCTAAGGGCATCAGTTATCGGCCAAGCATTAAATATATACACGAGAAATAAGCAGGTTTTGGATGCGGACGGTTCCAGTATGAAGCCGCATATGGCATCCCGAATCATAGAACAGGAAATTGATACGCTGATCTCTGCGTATTACGAGGAAACATCGAAAGCCGTAAGTGAGGAGGAAACAGATCATGGCAGAGAATCTTGAGTATGTACAGAAGGGATTCCGGATTCTTCATCCATTGATGGCTGCGTATATAGCGCAGGAGATGAGCCGGGAATACAAAGATGGATGGTGGCAGGAGGTTCTGTCATCAATCGGTGATCAGGGATGGGATCTGCCTTCCTCCGGGGAGTGGGGAGAACTGGTGGATTCTCTGGATGTGGCCAATTGCCTCCGCTTATTGGATAGGCAGTGGGGACCACTTTTCAGACGCCATCTTGCAAGAGATCGGAGAGCATGGGCAACAGAGCTTATGGGCGTTCGTAATGTGGTTTCGCACGCCGGATCTCAGGATATGCCGAAGGATGATGCTGAACGAGCTCTCGATACGATGGCGCGACTTTGTGCCGACTTTGACCTGCAGGGGGCAGAGGAAATCCGCACGATTCTCAGAGAACTGAGGTATGGAACCAGCATGGGATCCACCACAGTTACCGAGGGTAATTCTGAGCCGCAGGCACCGGCAAAAAAGAAAAGGGAAGAGGTCGGTGTTCTTACAAGGATCAAAGGGTCTAAGCTTCCGAGCTGGCGTGAGATCATAGAGCCTCATCCGGATGTGGCACAGGGAAGATATTTGAACGCTGAGTTTGCGGCAGATCTTTCTCAGGTTGCCAGAGGCGAAGGAGCTTTTGAATACAGGGATCCGGTTGAATTCTTTGCCCGTACTTATGTTACAGAGGGCATGAAGGGACTCTTGATACAGGCGCTGAAGCGCTTTGGTGGGAAGGACGGAGAACCGGTTCTTCAGCTGAAGACCGCTTTCGGTGGTGGTAAAACACACAGCTTGCTGGCGTTGTATCATATGTCCCGTGGTGGGGTTCCGCTTGATAAAATACCGAACCTGAAAGCGGTAATGGCAGATGCCGGCGCATCAGAGCTGCCGAATGCCAAGGTCGCTGTACTGGTTGGTACCGCTATGGATCCGTCAAGGTCCAAGAGACCGACCAACCTTCCGGGGATTACAATTAATACAATCTGGGGAGAGATGGCTGCGCAGCTGGCGATTGCTGCGGGAGATCCGAAGCTTTATGACTATGTAAAGGATGCAGACAAGAAAGGCGTATCACCGGGAAGCCTTGCCTTGAAAAACTTGTTTGATGCATGTGGGCCTTGCCTCATCTTGATGGACGAGCTGGTTGCTTACGCAAAGAAGATCTATGGCAAAGAAGGGCTGCCTTCAGGCTCTTTTGATAATTTCATTTCCTTTATTCAGGAGATAACAGAAGCGGCAAGTGCCAGCAAGAATAGTATGGTTGTAGCTTCGATTCCGGAATCTGCTGTTGAGATCGGTGGAGATGCCGGCCAGAAGGCACTGGAAGCAATTGAGCACACATTTGGCCGTAAAGAATCCATCTGGAAGCCGGTAGCAGCAAATGAAGGATTTGAGGTCGTAAGAAGAAGACTCTTCCTGGATTGCAAGAAGCCAGAGGAAAGGGATCAAGTTTGTGTTGCGTTCAGCCAGATGTATCAGGATAATCAGGGTGATTTCCCGATTGATGCAAGAGAAGTCGAGTACAGAAATCGTTTGATTTCCTGCTATCCGATTCATCCGGAAATCTTCGATCGTCTGTATGAGGAATGGGCGACAATGGAACACTTCCATCGTACCCGTGGCGTTCTGCGTCTGATGGCAGCGGTTATTCATGAACTGTGGATGGCAAACGATGCCAGCGCAATGATTATGCCGGGCTCTCTGCCGTTGGATATTCCGACAGTAAAGGATGAGCTGGTTCGTTATCTTCCGGAAACTTGGAATGCCATCATTGATTCTGAGGTTGATGGTAAGAATGCGGTACCATATCAGCTTGATAAATCGACGATTAGATATGGGCAGAAGATGGCAGCAAGGCGTGTCGCCAGAACGATCATGCTTGGAAGTGCTCCGACGGTTCGTGCTCAGAGCATTCGTGGTATTGAGGCATCCCGTATTCGCCTTGGAGTAATCCAGCCAGGTGAAAACATTGCTGACTTTAATGATGCTCTGAATACGTTGCGTGGATCGCTTTCGTATCTGTATGCGGATCCGGCAGGAAACCGCTATTGGTATGATACCCGTCCGACGCTTCGGAAAATTGCATCGGATCGTTCTTCTCAGATGGCAAGCTCTGATGTTGAATATGAGATCGAGAAGAGACTCAGGGATCTTCGGAAGGAAGCTCCTTTTGCTGGCCTTCATGTATGTCCGGCTTCGTCAAGTGATGTGTCTGATGAGCAGGCAGTAAGGCTGGTTGTCTTAAGACCGGCGGATACGTATAAGCAGAATAAGCCGAATTGTAAGGCACTTATAAAAGCAGAAGAGATTCTGAATAACAGAGGAACAGCGCCGAGAACTTATAGGAATATGCTGGCGTTTGTTGCACCGGACGAAGGGCTGCTTCCGAGTCTGCAGAAGGCTGTGAGCGATCTTTTGGCATGGGAATCCATCAAGACAGACAGCACAAGGCTGAATCTGGATGCTGCTCAGAATGCTGAGACGGCAAGTAATATCTCAAGGTGTAATGAAACTGTTAATAGCCGCCTAAAGGAAGTGTATTGCTGGCTGATCGTTCCGAGCATTGACAGCGGTGCTGATATGAAGACCATCATCTGGGACACTGACCGGCTGGTAGGTGTTGAGCCGATCGTCTCCAAGGCAGCAGCAAAGATGATCCAGAATGAACAGATCATCACGAAGTGGGCGCCGTCCCTTTTGAAGATGGAATTGGATAATCTGCTCTGGAAGGATGACAATCATATTCAGGTCAAAAAGCTGTGGGAGTACCTTACAACGTATTGCTATCTGCCGAGACTAGCGAATTTCTCTGTATTGGAGAGTACCATACGTGCCGGCGTAGCAAGTGATGAGGCGTTTGCAATCGCATCTTCTATCAGTAATGAGCGGTATACCGGGCTGAGATATGATACTTCGATTATGGATGTGTATCCAAGTGACTATCTTGTGAAGGTGCTCAATGCACTGAAACAGTTGAATCAGGAGAAACAGGAGCAGCAGCCTGGGACTGCCGGTGGCAATGATGATTATACATCGACAGCATCTGCCGGTGGATCCGAACAGATTTCCGGAGGAACTGGATCTGGTTCTGGAGAGACTGTTCAGCCTAAGCAGGTCGGGGATACCAGGTTCTTTATGAGTGTGAAGCTGGATAATACCAGAGTCATCCGGGATCTTCAGAAGTATCTGGACGAAGTTATCACGCATTTGTCTACGACCGACAATTGTGAGGTGGAGCTTTCTCTGGAAGTTAGTGCGAATGCGCCTGATGGGTTCACGCCGGAGACGGTCCGCACGGTGTCGGAGAACTGCCGGACATTGAGAGTGGATGACTTTGGGTTTGATAGATAACATTTGATGGCTGTTTTCGATTATACAAAGCAATCATATATTTCATGGATCCTCCGGATCCATCCATACAGTGTACTTTGAGGCTTTCCCATGATCCGGGCGGCCTCTTTGATGCTGTAGTCGTGCCCCAGCAGATCCACCAGTCTGGCGTATTCCGGATGTCTGGGGCAGGCTTCGCGAATATAGCTGACAAACTGTTCCAGCAGGGTCAGGTAGTCGTCAGCCAGGTTGTAGTCATCCGGTGTCTCCGGATCGTAGGGGATATCGGATCCGTCATCCGTGATTGTGTCCAGGCAGGATGCGGGGATGGCGCGGGGCGGCTCCTGGATGATCTGATCCTGATATGGACAGCTGTCGCAGGACACCGGCAGGGTCTTTACCTTTTCTCCATCAGTGGTATAATCGGGATTTATAACCCTGCAGGGGCATCGCCTGACGGTTCCTTTGTCAGTTCGGATTATGCAGCGTGCTTCCTGCCGGATTCGATCTTCCTGTTTCCATTCTTCACGCATTGCTGACAGGTAGGTCTGGCGGTCAACTTCATACTTCAGGGCGGGAACCATTTTCCCTTCAACCCGGGTGCGGCAGAGTTCGATCCCTTCACGCTGGGAGGCAGGTGTCTCCAGGAAGCGGCGGATCCCTTCCGCGTCCGTTTCACAGCGCAGATAGTATTTCTTATCTGTGTGATCAGCAGCATCATAGATATGAGATTTCATTTTGTTCTCCTGTTCATGGCTGAGTGCATGAAGCGGAGGATGCCCATATCCGTGTGCTTTACCGACAGGCGCGAAAAACGCGCATAGCGAAGAGAGGTAAATCACATTTCCGCAGCAGCCCGATGGGGCTGTTTTTGTGTTGCGGTATGTGCATCCTCTTGCTTATGCGCGCTTGGATCAAAGCATTCAGATTCTGTTGTGTTGGCTTGATCTGCAGACGTGCTGCAGGTTTGGTGTGATGGTGTATATGAGAGTCAGGGAAGGCCCGGCAGGGACAGTGACACGCGAAGTGCTGTGTCAAGGCGTGTGATGTCTTCCGGCCTGAGGTGATCGACGACCTGAAGAATGTCGCACCGGTCAACGGTCATGAGCTGGCTGCATTTGATCACGGCCGGGCGGTTCTGAAGGCCGGCGTAGAACTGGATCAGGACATTGACAGGGAGATCCAGACGTTTGATTTTGGAGGTGATATAGCAGACGATGATGCTTCCGGAGAAGGTGTTCCCGTAGTCGTTCTGGCAGACGACGGCGTAGTGGTTGCCGCGTATGACGTGGCCGGCGGATTTGCCGGAGATGGGATTCCGGACGTAGACAATTGCATTTCTTACGATTTTCTGATTCATGGTTTTGCTCCTGCTTTGACCTGTTTTCCGGTTACGGACTGGATCGTCGAGTTTATCGAGGATCATGGCAACAGGTTAGGGGAGGATATTCAGGTTACCAGAGGTTATGGGAGTTTATAGTTTGCAGAGGGGTGGAGAGACAAAATGAAATTGGATGTCCCATGTCATCTGACTGCCGGTATCTTCTTTGACCTTGTGCTTGAAGCAAGGAAGAGACCGGTGGCCAATCAGAAGGATTGTTTTAGAGATTTACTGAGGATTAGTGACAGAAGCACTGCGCAGGTGCTGACAGGAAATAGTCTGAAGGCAATATCGTCGAGGTTCAGGAATTGTGATCCGGATCTTGCAGGGAGCGATTACATTCATTTCGGGGATCCGATGATGGCAGGTGCGTTCCGGGAGAGGATCTGTGGGTCTTATGATGCGGTTGAGAAGGAGATGCGGTCTTACGCGGACAGGTATCTGGATCTGGAGATCAATGGGAAGTGGCTTGTCAGGGCGCTGTTGGAGCTTCTGGAGAATGATGATGGGATCCCGGATGATACGAAGCTGTTTATTCTTCCGGGCGGGAAATGTCTGCAGAAGAGGGATCTGTGGAAGATAAGGGAGATTCAGGTTTACAGTTTTCTGATCGGTATCTGGGAACTGATCTGCAGCAGGAAGTATGAGGCGGATCAGGAAGGATATCTTGCCTTGACAGAGAGCTGCGGGGAAAACCGGCCGAGGCGGCTGAGGAAGGACCGGATCGGAAATGCTGAGGTGCATCCGGATCTGAGGATAGAGCTCCGGATCAGCCCGGGTAAAGAATATGCGCCGGCAGTGCCGGTAGAAGTGCCCTCAGAACAGGAGTTTGAGCAGTCCGACGTAAGGCGGCTCAAGGTATATCTTCAGCATGTCAGGAACCGGCACAGCATGAAGAAAACCTACTTTTATGAGACGCAGAGACGGTTCTATGATTTTTTTGTCTGTAACGATGTCTGGGTCAGAGAGGTGGAGAGCTTTGAGCATCCGGATGGGCTTTATATCCGGGATATCTGTCCGGACAGAATTCCGAAGGAACATCATTTTATTATCCTGTCCGGGATGGGTGGCCTTGGCAAAACGATGATGATGATCCATTTTCTCCTGGACAGCATCGAGAAGAGCAGCGTCAATGGTCGTATTCCGCTCTATGTGACGCTGAGGAAGTTTAACGTGGATCATGGCAGCCTTTGGGAATTTCTTCTTTCTGAGTTGTGCCGGTATGATCCGTCATTGGATAGTGAGGATTTTGTCCAGCTGCTGAAGAGCGGCCGGATGATTCTTTTACTGGATGGGCTGGATGAGATCCGCACGGATTGGCGGGAGGCATTTTATCAGGAGCTGGATATGCTGACGGACAGCTATCCGGATAATCTGTTCGTGATCTCTTCGCGGCCGAGTGTGAATTTCCGGATCCTCAGCCGGTTTATTGTGTATGATCTGCAGCCATTCAGCTGTAAGCAGGCGGTTCAGATGATCAAAAATCTGGATGAGGCGGTAGTGGATGAAGAGATCCGGAATGACTTTATTCAGGATCTGGAGAATGGCCGTTTCCGTTTCCAGTACGAAGAATATACGGAGTTCCTTGGGAATCCGATGCTGCTTGTAATACTGTTTCTCACGTATGAGGGGAACCATAGCATTCCGACGCAGAGGTATCTGTTCTATGAGGAAGCCTATAATGCGCTGGCAATCAAGCATGATGCGGCGAAGGCGCTGTCAAGGCCATTTGCGACAAACCTGAGCAGCCGCGAGTTTAAGCGGTACTTTGGTGAATTCTGTATGCTCACGTACTATGATGAAAAGTACAGTTTCAGTTATGATGAGATTATCGGGTTCTTCCAGAGGGTGATTCATGCAAATGAGCTTCAGGTCAGGCCTGAGGCATTTCTTCAGGATGTGACGGAGAAGCTGTGCCTTATCTTTCTGGAAGGGCAGGACTATGTATTTCTGCATCGTTCATTTCAGGAGTACTTTGTCGCGTACTATTGCTCCAGGCAGATTGAACAGAAGTTTGACGTGGTTCTGGATCTCCTTTTGAAGCGTGATTCCACGGATCCGGGCAGCCTGGTACTGCCGATGCTGTATGACATGGAACGCGAGAAGACGGAGCTGTGTATCTTCATACCATTTCTGGAAAAGCTGTTGGAAGAACCTGGTGGCTACAGACGGTTTCTGGAACAGGTGTATCCGATTATCTTTTGCAGTTCCAGTTATCAGGAAGCGGCATCAGGGATATATCAGTTTATTGCTATGCAGTATGATCTGCAGATGGAGATGGCGGAGGATGTGGTCAAGGATCTGGATGAGGGATTCAAGCGCAAGTACATGACAAGCAGGAAGAAGTACCTGGCAAAAGGATTGCGAAAAGATGAAAGCGGTAAGGTGGTTTGTGATAGAACAGCTTCACCGAGATATGTTACCGAGTTGGAACTGATGGACATGAGTATTCAGTTGGGTATGAGCTTCCACCTGTCGTATGAGATCCGCGCAGCAGAGATGTATGAGAATCAGGATGTGTGCGGGGAGGTGATTCGGATCCTTGAGGATGAAGAATTTCCGATGAAGAAGGAGTACCGAAAGGCTTGCAGGCTGCTGGATGAGCTGAGGAATAAATACGCAAAGAAGGAACCGGCGAAGGATATTCTGGCACGGTTCCATTGAAAGATAATCGTATGGAAATGTGTATGATGAGACGGTTTCAGTCCTTCCGGTAGTAGACATCCTCATATCCATCTCCGCGGATCTGGATGCCCGGCATCCAGTCGGGTGTCCGGCTCATGACGGAGGTGATGGATTCTACGGTTGTTTCTTTTGGACATTCAATGATCAGCTCGTCATGCACATGACCGACGATGTAGTGATCGGAAAGATTCTGCATGGCGAAGCAGAGCAGGTCGCGGGAGACTGCCTGCACGATGTTTTCAACGAATTTGGGACCGTAGGATTCGATGCGGTTCCATTTTTTTGTGGTGTCGAGACCTTTGTAAGTGACGGATTCTCCACCGTATTGGTTCTGGCCGATGCGGGGCTGCACATAGGACAGGCGGCGGCCGGAGGGCAGCTCGATGAACAGCATGTCGGCTTTACAGAGGAAGCGGATGCCGTTTGTTTCGGTCTCTGTGCGTTTTCGGATGGCTTCTTTGACACAGCGGTCTACGTTCCACCAGAACTGCACGATGTGTGGATTGGCGGCTCTCCAGGCATCGACAAGGGGCTGCAGTTCATCCCCTGACAATCCCATCTCAAGGGCGCCCATAGCTTTCAGAGCACCAGTGGATCCGCCGTATCCGAGGGCAAGCTCACTGATCTTTCCCTTTTGCCTAAGATGGCCATTGATGCCGTGCTTGACGACGGGCACATGGAACATCTGGGAGGCTGAGGCACAGTAGATGTCGCCGCCCTGGGCGAATACCTGAAGCCGCCATTCTTCGTCCGCGAGGTAGGAGAGAACGCGGGCTTCGATCGCGGAGTAGTCGGAGACGATGAATTTGTATCCGGGGCGGGCAATGAAGGCGGTTCGGATCAGTTGTGACAGGGTGTCCGGGATATTGTCGTAGAGAAGATCCATGGTGTCGTAGTCGCCGGTGCGCACAAGTGTCCGAGCCTGATCGAGATCCGGGAGATGGTTCTGCGGAAGGTTCTGCAGCTGGATCAGACGGCCTGCCCATCTGCCGGAGCGGTTGGCTCCGTAGAACTGGAACATGCCGTGGGCGCGGCTGTCGCGGCAGACGGCGTTTTGCATGGCCTGGTATTTCTTTACGGAGGATTTCGCGAGCCGTAGGCGAAGCGTCAGGACTTCCTGAACTGTGCCGGAAGAATCAGTGATCATTTTCTGGACATCCTTTTTTCCGAGAGTGTCCATGGACTGCCCTTGCTCTGACAGCCAGGTTCGCATCTGGATCACACTATTCGGGTTTTCTAAGCCGGTGAGTTCCTGAAGCCGCTTCTTCAGAGATGACCGCGATCTTTCATCAAATGCGATTGCGTTGTTCACAAGGTCCATGTCAAGCATGATCCCACAGTCATTGATCTGCTGATCGAGGTGGTATTCCTTCCAGACGGAATCCGGTACTGGGAAATGCGACAGCTTCTGTTTGATGGCAAGCTCTACTTCCACGTCGCGGCGGTTGTAGCGCTTGAAGGTTTCCCATTTCTCCGGGGCGTGCTTTGGAAGGTTCCGGGTGCGGCCACCGTTTTTGAGTGTAGGCTTGCAAGGGGTGCAGAAATAGCGGATCAGATCCTTGCCTTCCTTCATCTTCTGGTTTTCCAGTTTCAGGACAGCGCCGACGCCGGCAAGAGAGAGCGGCAGCCCCATATAGGCAGACCATACCATGGAGCATTTCCATGAAGACGGATCGAGATAGGCTGAGGCGGGATCGTCGGGAGTGCTGTAGCTCTTGAAGTATTCCGGGTGATGCCGGCGGAGCCAGGAGGACAGGCAGACACGCTCGAAGGATGCATTGAAGGCCCATTTCGTCACGGAGGTGTCTGAGAGCGCGGATAGGATGCCATCCGGGATGGCGTCGCCGGAAGCAAGATCGTAGACGGTTACAGGCCCATTGTCGATGGACACGCCGAACAGAAGGATCTCGAACTGATCGGACTGGGCATATTTGTAGACACCACACTTGCTGATGTCTATATCGGAATAGGTTTCAAGGTCTATGGATATTTCTGTATATTGATTCATTTTCACACCCATTGTGTAACATGAACAGGCAGCAGGATATGTGCCCGCCGCCGTTTGTTGATCTTTATTATACCGCAATACCGGAGTCTTCCGGATCCCGGAGCAGCTGAAAATCGATGTCGCACAGGGATGCTCTGGGGATGTTTTCTGTTCTGTACCGGCCGGGATGGTCCGGATCCGGATAGCGGACTTCCCGTCTGATCGGGCTGTCGAGGAATCGGTTGTTTTGAAGACGCTCCACATCATGCTGCAGCTTCATGTACTCATTTCTCTGGATCAGGAATGGGGCGTTGATGGATTGAAGACGGGTCAGGTATTTGTTTCGTGAAGAAACTGTCTTCAGGAAGAAGAGGATGTCTTCCGCGATTATGTAGCAGTGGGTGTGATGAAGGATCTCGTTGACCGGGATGGTTTTGATTGCGCGGCCGGGAAGCCCGAGGGACTGGCGGTAGAGGATCACGGCCTCTGAGCCGGTGCAGTAGAGTTGGCCGGACTGCAGCGGAAGGTCGTTCCGTGGAAGGATCTGGATCCCATGGCGGTTGATGGTCAGGACCTTCCGGGTGTTCAGAAGCTTCAGGGCGGTGGCCTTCTGCTGCTGTGGCATGTCATCAAGGGATTCTTTCAGGATGATCGGTTTTATAAGTGTGATGTCGTACATGTGGGCTCCTTTCATTTTCCGGGAGCAGGCGGCAGCCGGAATGACTGCCGTCCGCATTTACAGGAGGAATTGATCAGTTCAGAAAATCGTCGTCATCGTCGTCCAGATCTGCAAAGTCGTCCTCAGCGCTTGCCTTTCCGCCGAGGGGTTCTCCGTCACGGATCTTCTGCAGGTTGTTCAGGCCGCAGGCAATGCCGCGGTTGCCGTTGGAGTTGAAGGCATACAGGGAGATGCTGGCGCGGCCGTAGACACCGGAGTAGACCTCAGACTTGTCAAGGATTGGCTGGCGGTCAGCGTCGACGATGCCGGGTGCGTCCGGGGAGTTGGCGTTGATGAAGTAGCAACCGGCGTAGGCTTCATCGTCTGGGCGCTCCAGGTCTCCGTCGCGAAGGGGCGTTTTGATGGACTTTAGGGCGGGAATGGACTTGCCGCTGCCCTTGAGCTTTGACGCGCCTTCCTCATAGGCGGCCTGGATGGCAGCGTTGATCTTCTCGACAGTGGCGGTGTCGGACTTTGGAATGATCAGACTGACGCTGTATTTCGGGGATCCGCCGTTGATGGATGCGGGTTCCCATACGTGGGCGTAGGACCATCTTGTGTTCTTGCCGGTGATTACTCTTGTCGGGTTTGTGATTTTGCTCATATCGTATTCTCCTCTCAGTTTGCTCTGTTCGTGTTTTCTCTTTTTCAGTTTCACTTCTCAGTTATCTGCGTCTTTGAAGTCGTCCTCAGCGCTGTTTAGCTCCGGGCGTTTGTCTGTGTCTGGAACGAGTGTCGGTTTTCCTGGCGGCTTCATTACCAGGCTGCCAAGCAGCTCGTTGAAGCGTTTCTTCCCGAGAAGGGATGTCATGGCAGTAATCCCGAGAAGCTTTTTCTCATAGGGATCAAATCCGGCTTCTGTCACTGCGCTGGCGACGGCCTGTTCATCGCTGTATTTCCGGATGGACTTTCCCTGGACGACTTTGTATCCGGGATAGCGGGTGCCGGCAAGTGCCTTCTGCAGGGCGTATTCCCTGATGTCATTTCCCCAGGTGATCAGTTCATCGATGCGGGGGAGAATGGCGGCGATCTCTGTCTCCGTCAGGCTGGATGGCATTTGGAAGTCATACTGCGCGAGCTTCAGGTTATACTCGGCGCGAGCCCGGCAGGATGCGCGGGCTTTGCAGAAGCGGCAGTGTTCGCCGGCCTTGTAGTTGCCTTTTCCGTTGTAGGCAAGTTCGGCGGCAGGGCGCAGCGTGGTGGCGGCCCAGATCATGAGGTCGTCGCGGCTGATCTCCCAGGTGCTGATTTTGCTCCGCCGGGGCTGGAAGATTGTGAGTCTGATGTCTTTGATGTCGTAGATGGTTTCGTAGGTGTCGAGCGCTCCAAGGGCGTAGCACATCATCTGGGTGTTGTGAGCGGCTTCTACGAGGATGCCGACACCGTATTTGAAGTCGATGATGTGGAGTGTGCCGTCCGCGATGATCAGGCAGTCGCCGGTACCGAACCCGTGGGGAACCCAGGACGAGAAGTCCAGCCGCTGCTCCACGAGGATCAGGGGATCCGGGCAAAGCTCCTTTGCTTCCTGAACCTGTTCCAGAACGAAACTGCAGTAGTCATCGGTGCAGGTGGCCATTTCCTGAGTGAAGTAGTCGAGGTTATCGGTTGGATCCTCAGCAGGCAGGCCGATGGCTTTGCGGACCTTGTATTCGCACAGGGCGTGGGCATCAGTTCCTTCTTTGGCGTAGGGGCTGCCTTCATCCGGGGTGGCGGCACACAGACGGGCGCTGGGCGGACACTGGATCCAGCGGCTGCTGGAAGAGGCGGAGAGTACTGCGTGTTCAGCCATTTCCAAGTGCCTCCGCTTCCGCGACAAGGGCGGCGTAGTCTGCAGGATCGATGTCCTTCAGGGATCCGCCTTTGGCGTATTTCTTCACAAGGAATTTCACGTCAGACCGGTATTCGCCGTCATTGGCAGCGGCCTTTTCCGCGAGAAGCTTGCGGACATCTTCCTTCGTGTAGGTGGGAGATGGTGGAGTAGGCGGATCCGCAGCAGGAGTGGGTTCCGGATTCTCTTCCAGTGATGCAGGTGCCGGAGTGGGATTCGGTGGTGCCTGTTTTCCCTTTTTCTTCTTTTGCTCCGGTTGTGGTTGGGGATCTTCCTGGGCTTCTGAGAGCACTTTCGTGATGCCGGCGATGGCGTTCAGTATCTCGATGCCATGCTCCATCAGGAGGTCGATCTGGTGGTTGAGTTCCTGTTTGTTGATCATGATTCTTCCTCACTTTCCGGGGGATCTGATGTCCCCTCTATCTGAGGAAGGAGAAAATGGGGGAGATTTTACGAGTAATATTGAGAGAAATGAAAAAACCAGCCAGCGATTGCTGACTGGAGAATGGTGAAGGTATGTTAGATAAGGTGAACAAGAGTTATAGCGATGCTTATTAAATATGTAATTTTTAACCAAAAGCCTATGAATAGAAAATAACTCCGCATTTTTGGCATTTTGTCCTGTTACTGTTTTGTTCCCTGCCACAGATCGGACACTTAATAGTATAGCTGTCAACAGGAATCGGAATGGTGTTTCTATACTTCCCAGATACTGCATCACTGTCACAAGACAATGCGGGGCTTTTTACTTGGAATAGACGACCCATCGTCTCATTTTTATCACCAAGCTGCTTAATCTCTTGCTCAAATATCTCTCTTCTTTTTGAAACAACATAATCATATTGTTTATCGGGAATTATCCAATCAAAAGCTCCTTCCGTTTCTACAGGGAAACTAATATTGTATAGTTTCCCGTTTCGTTTTACCGAAAGAACTACCACACGTGTGTCGTGTTTTATTGTAGTACTTGAGATATTAACTGGCGTTTCGTTCTTCCTGCTTCCTATGATCGCACCAGCTGCACCAAACAGTAATCCACCGACTATTGCGCCACCATAGCTGTTGCTTGTACCCCCGGATCCGGAGACACTCTGTTCATAGTGTAATGATCCTTCCTGTTTATAAAAAAGGATCTCATCTATTCTGATTTCTGCAATTTCAACGTATTCGTTATCAATTAATTCCGGACGAAGGAAAAACAACCTTCCCTTCTGTCGGAACATAAGATACATACTTGTATCGGCTAAGAAAGAATTGCCTCGATCTGTTTTAACAGGGAGCGTGTCTTCGGGAACGTCAATTACATTATAATAGTTTTTTATCCCTAATTCCTTGAGCAGGGGATGAGATAGCTTTGTGTTATCTAAAGTATTCTCTACATAGAAATAATAGTTTTCTCCTGCTTTGGAAGTAAACTGAATGCCAATATCATTTACTCGTATGAAAACTTCGCCCGCTACATTAGGCTTGGAGGAGCATTCCAGTTGATCATCTAGTAATGTGCATGTGTAACTGCTTTGGTCTAATTCGATCCTCTTTTCGTCGGCCCACTTTTGAAGATCTGCCAAATCAGCTCGATCAATTCCCCATGCGTCAATGCTTCGTTCAATACAGTACTTGCTATCTTCGATATATAGCTTATACTTTCCACCATCCACACTATTCCCTACAGCCCTTCCGCGGCAGGCTACAGATTTACTTTGAATAGTGGCTCTGTCAAGGAGTTCTTTCTTTAGGCTATTCCGGATTTCAAAATCATTTGTACCATTGTTACTATCCATACCAAAAGCGTTCATAGTACAGTTTTCCTTTCTTTTCAGTTATATTTTCTGAAATAGCGGCAAGTACTTTTATACCTGAAAACAACTATGATTCGGCAAATTCTGTTTTATCATTAATTGTCGGAAGATGGATCCGGTTCATCATTATCGATTTCTTCAAAGTCTGCATCTTCTACGTCCGATTCAGCCACAATATTCACATAGAAATCAGGATCTGATAGTTTGTATTTTTTTAGATTGTCTCGTAATTTGTTGCAGCGTGGTTTAAACGTAATATATGTTAGTCCTCCAGAAAATGCCGCTCCAAGAATCGGTACTGCAGAGGCAATAAAATCAGCAAAAGTCTGCTTTGTGACTTTTATTCCTATCTTCCCAAGTAACTTTTTAACAATTGGGTATATAAGACCTTTTGTGAGTGCTTTCTGAGGAAGTTTGTTGGCAATATTCTGGGCGAATTTTTCTGCAACTTTATTTAATGTTTCTGTTGCTCCCTGAACGCCGAACATTACACCAAGAAATACAACAATAAAGCTTAAAGTTTCTTCATCGATCGATTCTTCGTCCAACTGGAAATCAGGAAAACCATAAAGATATGCTAACTTCTGCACCACACGAAGAATATGAGCAAAATAGGAAGCAATGTCAGCAGAAACTGATCCTATGGCAGCAACTCCGCCGGGAACACTTGCTGCCGCAGAAAGAGCTGTCACCTTCCTTGTTTCGAAATCGATGGCGTTCTGTGCAAGAATATTAATAGTCTCTTTCTGGATTCCCGCCCTTGCAGGGTTGTATCTGATTGCCTCTTTAACGATTTCTTCTCTATAGTATTTGCTTAGCTCTTTTTTAAGAAAAACATCTCTCTTGACTTTTACTCCAGGCACTCTCATTGCATCGGTTAGAAGCCTGACGATATCAAGATTATCAAAGTATTCTTTGATTTCTTTCGGAATATTAGTGAAATTCGGTATCCTTGGCATGTCTTTTCTCCTTTGAAGATACAGTACCAGATTATCTTGTTGGTTAAACATCTATGACTATATTACCACGTGTTTTTGCAAATATGCGTCTATTTGTTGTGAGTGCTCATAAAAACTATCTAGAATTCTCCCTTCTCATGTAGAGGTACTGATCACGGTCCTCTGATGCAGAAAGGAGATTTTTCATGAGATTCACTCTACAGACGGCAAACGTCAAGGCGGATGCCAAGAACAGCTTCTATCCGAACAGGGTAGAGGTCACGGATGCAGTATCCCTGCAGCAGGCGGTGGTCTGGGATCATGTGTGCGCACAGTACAGGAATAACCACCGTGGGAATGAGGACTTCATCCGGTCGAATGTCCTGGTCATGGATCTTGACAATGACCACTCTGAGGATCCGGATCAGTGGATTACTGCTGAGAAACTGGATGAGATGTATCCGAATACGTGCTATGCGCTGGCGCCGAGCAGGCATCACATGCTGCCGAAGAATGGGAAAGCTCCAAGGCCGAAGTATCATGTGTACTTCCCGGTAGATGAGATTACGGATGCGGGACAGTATGCGGCGGTGAAGGCTGCGCTTTTCCAGAAGTATCCGTTTTTCGATGGGAAGGCACTGGACGCTGCGCGGTTTATTTTCGGATCGGACAGGGGTGGGATCGTCTGGCATGACGGGTGGATGTCCATCACGGAGGATCTGGAAGAAGAGGATGACTGCGGTGATATCTCTCCGCTGATCCAGGAGGGTGGCCGGAACAACGCAGTGTTCCATAAGGCAGTATCGCTCCTGAAGCGGTACGGGGTGTCTGATGATTCCAGGACAAGGTTTCTAGAAGAGGCGGACAGGTGTAATCCGCCGCTGGAGAAGGAAGAACTGAAGACGATCTGGCACAGCGCGAAGAAGTACTACAGGAAGATAGCGGCGCAGCCGGATTATGTGAAGCCGGATGCTTACAACGGGAAAGTACTTGCGGAAGTGAAGTGGGAGGAGCCGATACCATTTGGAAAGTATCGCAAGGCATTGTTTCCGGTGAAGGCTCTTCCGGATCCGATTGCGGCGTATGTATCGGCTGTGGCGGAGGATACTCAGACAGCCCCGGATATGGCCGGGACGATCGCACTCTCGATCCTTTCCGCATGCATGCAGGGAAAGTTCCGGATTCAGGGGAAGCCGACATGGATCGAGCCGGTGAACCTGTACAGCCTAGTAATCGCGCCATCGTCAGAGAGAAAATCGTCTGTCCTCAAGGTCATGCTCCGGCCGATGAATGAATATGAGAAGGAGCACAACAAAGGGATCGGCGCAAGGATGGAAGCGAACAGGATGCAGAAGCGGATTCTTGATCGTCGGCAGAAGATGGTGGAGGACCTGATCCTGAAGGGGAAGGCGGATGCCCAGGAGAGAGATCGGATCGCGGCGGAGATCGACGCGTTTGAAGAGGTGAGGCCGCTGAAGCTGTACGTGGATGACATTACGACGGAAAAACTGATCAAGGTGATGTCAGAGAACAAAGGCCGGGCGGCAATGATCTCCAGCGAGGCCGGTATATTCGATATGCTTGCCGGGATCTATACGAGATCCGTGAATATCGATGTCATGCTGAAGGGATATTCCGGAGATCCGATCCGTGTGGAGCGTGTTGGTCGGGAAGGAGAGTGCATTACAGATCCGTCACTCACGGTTCTTTTGATGGCGCAGCCTCTGGTGATCGAGACCGTTTTTTCCAACAAGACGTTCCGTGGGAGAGGCCTGACAGCGAGGTTTTTGTACTGCCTTCCGGAGTCGATGATCGGAAAACGCAGCTTTGACAGCTGTCCTGTACAGGATTCGGTTTACCGGCAGTATGCCGTTGTGGTCAAGGATCTTCTGGATGATCCGGTTCCGGATGAGCCGGAAATGATCACGCTTTCCGAGGATGCAACAAAGCTGATGAAAGCATTTTCTGATGAGCTGGAACCGAAGCTGATTCGGGAGTACGCGGAGATTGAGGAATGGGTCGGAAAACTGTTGGGAAACACGCTGCGGATCGCGGGGCTTTTGTGCCGCGCTGGTGTACACCGGTGCAATGATTTTCTGGATATTCCGGATCCTCTGGTGGTGGACGGCCCGACTATGGAGCGGGCGGTCGCGCTGGGGAAGTATTACATCAGCCATGCACAGGCAGTATTTTCCGTGCTTCCGGAGGATGCAATGTACCAGAACGCAAACCGGATCCTGTCGATGATCAGGGAGAAGGGGATCACGGAGATTGACCGAAGGCAGGTGATGAGGGGTTGTAAGTGCTTCAAGAGGGCTGCGGATGTCCAGCCGGTTCTGGAGTTCCTGGAGGAGTATGGGTATATTGCCGAGATTCATCAGGATCGGATGGGGATGATCGGAAGGCCGCCGGCACCAAGGTATGACGTGAATCCATATTTTCTTGGGGAGTGACAAAAAGACTTTGGTGACAAGTAGTTATGTCATTTTGTCACAGGCTTGTCAACGGGGTGCCGAATGCCTGAAACCCCAGTAAATATCAAGGAAAAACGATTGTGTCTATATTGTCACAGACCCTAGATAAAAAGAAAGATGGTTTTTCTATCTTTATATGTATTTTTCTATAGTACAATACCAATTTTCATATATGCGGTGTCAAGAATGACAAAATTCACTTTTCCCAGTATTTATCAGGGTTTTAGGGATGTTCAGAAATTGCAGACGAAAGAAAATGCGGTGACAAAAACCGATTTGATGCATTATGCGGGAGAAAATCATTGAACAGAAGCTGACTGACGCAGTAAGGGCAAGAGGCGGGATCTGTCTGAAGTGGGTGTCTCCTGGATTTGACGGAATGCCGGACCGGATTGTGTTCCTTCCGGAAAGGCATATCGGATTTGTTGAGGTAAAGGCTCCAGGGCAGAAGCCGAGGCCGCTGCAGCTGTCCAGACACCGGCTGCTGATGCGGATGGGATTCAGGACATTTATTCTGGACAGCCCGGATCAGATCAGTGAGATTCTGGATGAGATAGAGGGGAACTGACGATGGAAGAATTGCTGAAGAGAGAGGATCTGCATGGATACCAGAATTACAGCGTGGAATTTATCAAGTCACATCCGGTCGCTGCGCTTCTTTTATCCTGCGGGCTTGGGAAGACGGTCACGACGCTGACTGCAGTCAATGACCTGATGTACGAGAAATTCGAGATCTATAAAGTGTTGGTTGTGTGTCCGTTGAGAGTGGGAGCCGTCTGGAAGGATGAGGTGCGGCACTGGCAGCATCTCCATAACCTGACCGTGAGTGTAGCAATCGGATCCGCAAAAGAGCGCCGGCAGGCACTGATGCGGGAAGCGGATATTTACATTATCAACCGAGAGAACATTTCCTGGCTGATCGATGAGAGCGGAATAGAGTTTGACTTTGACACGGTTGTGCTGGATGAGTTGTCGTCTTTCAAAAATCATCAGTCGAAACGTGTCCGGTCATTCATGAAGGTGAGGCCTAAGGTGAAGCGGGTGATCGGACTGACCGGAACGCCGTCAAGTAATGGATTGATGGACCTGTTTTCCGAGTTCAAGTGTCTGGACATGGGGGAGCGGCTTGGCCGGTTCATTGGATGGTATCGAACCAGGTATTTTCGGCCGGACCGGATGAATGGTCATGTTGTTTACAGCTATAAACTGCTTCCTGGAGCGGAAGATGAGATATACCGGCGCATATCTGATATCACGATCTCTATGAAAGCGACGGAATTCCTGAACATGCCGGAGCTTGTGAATTCGGCGTACAGGGTGGATATGAGCGAGGATGAAAGAGCACGGTACGAGGATCTGAAGAGGGATTACATCATACAGCTTCCGGAAAGTGAGGTGACAGCAGCAAATGCAGCAGCGTTGTCTGGGAAACTGTCACAGTTGGCAAATGGTGCGGTTTACACGGATGACGGCGAGATCCGGTGTATCCATAACCGGAAGCTGGATGCGCTGGAGGATATCATCGAAGCTGCGAACGGGAACCCGGTGCTTGTGGCCTATTGGTTCAAGCATGACCTGAAACGGATTTGTGAGAGGCTGGATCATCTGGGGCTCCATTATGAACTGATTGCAGCGCAGGGAAACATTGATCGGTGGAATGATGGGAAGGTTCCTGTCGGGCTGATCCATCCTGCAGCTGCCGGCCACGGCCTGAATCTGCAGAAGGGTGGAAACACACTGGTATGGTTTGGATTGACATGGAGCCTGGAGCTGTACCAGCAGACGGTTGCCAGACTGTGGAGACAGGGGCAGAGATCCGGAACTGTGATCGTGCAGCATATCATTACGAGAGATACGGTAGATGAGCGGATCATGAGGGCACTGCAGCAGAAGGACAACATTCAGGAGGCACTGATAGATGCGGTACGTGCGGAGGTGATGGTAGCATGAATATGACATATGATCAGGAAATACTGGAAAGCTTGGCGAATGCGATCATAAAGCAGGCAGCAGATGATTACAGGAACGCGCACAGGAAGCTGCTGAAAGCGCCTCATGATCATGAAGCGAAGGAACGGATCCGTGATGTAAAGAAATTCCTCAGATCGAGATGGTATACAGTTCTGACAACGATTGACGGTGAATACCTGCTCCGGATGCTGAGTGATGAAGTCAGAGAATATACACCGAAACCGGAGAAACCTAAGATCGGGAAGCAGCTTAAACCGAAAACGAGGAAGACGGCTTAAAGGGGGATGTGGCATGAGTTTGAATCAGCATCAGAGGATGGTACAGAGAAAACTGCAGGCTGGCCAGCGTGTGAATGGAAGAATCCGTAAGATACTTGCCGATATCAGTGAACTGGAAAATATGGCGATATCCTCAAACTCGAATATCTCAGATATGCCCGCAAATCCAAACAGGAACATTCACCGGATGGAGGATATGGTTGTACAGATCTGCGATATGAAGATGTCGGCAGAGAAGGAACTGAAACGTCTGCTGAACATAAAAGCTGAACTGCAGTCATATATCTACCAGGTTCCAGATCCGACCGGGCAGACGATCCTGGAACGGAGATATTTTGATGGCAAGACATGGACAGATATAGCGCATGAAACAGGATATTCGGTGAGAAGTGTTCAGCGTTTACACGACAGATCGATTGATCAGATAAGGATAGCATAGTTTGCGTGAAGTTATCATTCTTTGGCATGATATGCCGAATGACGGCCGGCACGTTGTCTGATATTATTAAACTGCCAGAAATGGATAAAGAGTAAGGCCTGGACAGAAGAATGTCTGGGCCTTTTGTTATGGGAGAATGACATGCCGACAAAGCCAAAGCATCCGTGCAGCTATCCCGGATGCCCGAACCTTACGGACCGGCGTTACTGTCCGGAGCATGAGCCTTTGATGAGCAAGCGGTATGAGAAGTATGACCGTGATCCTGACAAGGGCAGGAGATATGGCAGAGCATGGCAGCGGATCAGGAAGCGGTACGTGGAGCTCCATCCCTTCTGTGAGGAGTGCATGAAGTCCGGAGTACTGACACCTGTACAGGAAGTGCACCACATCGTGCCGCTGACGGCAGGTGGTACGAATGATCAGCATAACCTGATCGCACTGTGCAAGTCGTGCCATTCACGCATACATGCAGAGCATGGACGGTTTGAGAGCAGGCCTCATGAGTACTTCCGGTGAGGGGTAGGGGGATCCGGATCTCTACAGGGAAGACTACGGGATACCGAGGCCAGCCTAACGCGCGGGAAATCGCGAAATTCAAAGCCGGGGATTTGTATATTATTCAGGCGGAAAGGAGGAGCCCAGATGGCAGCAGGAAGAAAACCGAAACCGACAGCACTGAAGCAGCTGGAAGGCAATCCGGGGAAGAGAAAACTGAACAGCAGAGAACCAAAGCCGGAAAAAGGAATTCCGCCGTGCCCGGCGTGGCTCCTGCCCGAAGCGAAGAAGGAATGGAAGAGGCTGTGTGAGAACCTTGGACAGCTTGGTGTCCTGACGAAGGTTGACAGAGCGGCGTTCGCGGCATACTGCCAGTCTTATGCCAGATGGAAAGAGGCTCAGGAACACATCGATCAGGAAGGATCCGTGTTTGAGACGGACAAAGGGTATCAGCAGCAGACTCCGTGGGTTGGGATCGCGAACACAAACCAGAAGATGATGCTGCAGGCCGCCTCCGAGTTTGGACTAACGCCTTCTTCCAGGAGCCGGATCGTTGTGGCGGACAACCAGACAGAATCGGATGAGATGGAAGCCCTGCTTGGAGGCATGTGATGTTTGATGAGGCAAAGGCCCAGAAGACACTTTCCTTCATCCATAACCTGAAGCATACAAAAGGAACCTGGCATGGGAAGAATTTCGATTTGCTTCCATGGCAGGAGAAGATCATCCGGGATCTGTTCGGTACGGTGAAGGAAGATGGTTACCGGCAGTATAATACCGCTTATATCGAGATACCGAAGAAAAACGGAAAATCGGAGCTTGCGGCGGCTGTTGCACTGTACATGACGTGCGGCGATGGAGAGTGGGGAGCGGAGGTATATGGCTGCGCTTCTGACCGGCAGCAGGCCTCCATCGTGTTTGATGTAGCGGTGGATATGGTGGATCAGTGTCCGGCATTGAAAAAGCGGATCAAACCGGTGATCTCCATGAAGCGGCTTGTGTATCAGCCGACGAATTCCTTTTATCAGGTACTGTCTGCCGAGGCTTATACGAAGCATGGGCTGAACGTTCACGCAGTCATCTTTGATGAGCTGCACAGTCAGCCGGGCCGTGAGCTTTTTGATGTCATGGTACGAGGATCCGGAGATGCCAGGAAACAGCCTTTGTACTTTCTGATCACAACGGCGGGAACAGACCGGAATTCAATCTGCTTCGAGCAGCATCAGAAGGCTTTGGATCTGATCGAAGGGCGAAAGATTGATCCGACCTACTATCCGGTGATATACGGAGCTGCCGATGATGATGACTGGACGTCTGAAGAGACATGGTACAAGGCGAATCCTTCCCTTGGCCATACGATTGATATTGAGAAGGTGCGGAATGCCTGCAATTCAGCGAAAGAGAATCCGGCTGAAGAAAATGCTTTCCGCCAACTTAGGCTTGATCAGTGGGTGAAGCAGAGTACACGATGGATGCCGATGGAAAAATGGGATGCCTGTGGTTTTCCTGTGAATCCGGCTGAATTGGAAGGACGCGAATGCTACGGCGGCCTTGACCTGTCCAGCACATCCGACATTACTGCGTTTGTACTGGTATTCCCGCCACTTGATGAAGATGACAAGTACATGATCATGCCATTTTGCTGGATCCCGGAGGATAACCTGAAGCTGAGGGTCCGAAGAGACCATGTACCATATGACGTCTGGGAGAAGACAGGACATCTGCAGACGACAGAGGGAAATGTGATCCACTATGGATTCATTGAGCGGTTCATTGAGAAGCTGAATGAGAAGTACAACATCAAGGAGATCGCTTTTGACCGGTGGGGAGCTACCCAGATGGTGCAGGATCTGGAAGGGATGGGATTCACAGTGGTTCCGTTTGGACAGGGCTTCAAGGATATGAGCCCGCCGACAAAAGAGCTGATGAAGCTTGTCCTGGAGCAGAGGGTTGCGCATGGGAATCATCCGGTTCTGAGATGGATGATGGACAATGTTTTCGTCCGGACGGATCCCGCCGGCAATATCAAGATGGATAAACAGAAATCCACAGAGAAGATCGACGCTGCAGTTGCGACAGTCATGGCACTGGATCGAGCAATCCGGAACAGTGCAGCATCGGAAGGATCGGTTTACGATAACAGAGGATTGATCGTTTTCTGAAGACATTAAAACACCGCAGGCACTAAGGGAAGTACCTGCGGCTTTCTTTTGGAGGGAGTACCGGCCAGTTGCCTGACCGGCATTAAGTATGAAAAGCGTTTGCTGTTTTATTCAAAACCGGTTTATGCCGGATTGTTTCGGAGGGAGTGCCGGCCAGTTGCCTGACCGGCTTGAGTATGAAAAGTTTTCTGCTTTTGCTGTTCTGTATGGTTATACGATACTTTCGGTAGATGGCTAAAGTATGTTTGAATTACGAACAATTTGTGTGCGGATTTATTGTTGATCGGAGTATGAAAGGCTGATGGAATGGGATTTCTAAGCGGTGTTTTCAAGAGCAGGGATAAGCCGAAGAACAGGACTGCCGGCAGCTCCTATGGTTTCTTCCTGGGATCCAGTACGAGTGGTAAGTACGTGACCGAGAGGTCCGCAATGCAGATGACGGCGGTTTACAGCTGTGTACGGATCCTGTCGGAAGCGATTGCAGGGCTGCCGCTGCAGTTCTACAGATATACAGAGGACGGAGGAAAGGAAAAGGCGGTGAATCATCCGCTGTACTCTTTGCTCCATGATGAACCGAATCCGGAGATGACTTCTTTCGTGTTCCGGGAGACGCTGATGACGCATCTTTTGCTCTGGGGGAATGCGTATGCTCAGATCATACGGAATGGGAAGGGTGAAGTGATCGCGCTGTATCCTCTGATGCCGGATCGGATGAAGGTGGACCGCGATGAGCATGGGCACCTTTATTACGAGTACATGATCTACGACTCTGATGATGTGTATGGCAGGAAGGGTACAAACCGGAGGGGCCGGATTGTGAAGCTGCAGCCGTGGGATGTGCTGCATATACCGGGGCTGGGGTTTGACGGACTGGTTGGGTATTCGCCGATTGCGATGGCGAAAAATGCGATTGGGATGGCGATTGCCTGTGAAGAATATGGCGCGAAGTTTTTTGCGAATGGAGCTGCGCCTTCCGGTGTTCTGGAGCATCCGAGCGTGTTGAAGGATCCTGCGAGGGTACGTGAAAGCTGGCAGGCGACATTCGGCGGTTCTTCCAATTCGAGCAAGGTAGCTGTCCTGGAAGAGGGGATGAAGTACACGCCGATTTCGATCAGTCCGGAGCAGGCGCAGTTTTTGGAGACAAGGAAGTTCCAGATTGATGAGATTGCCAGGATATTCAGGATCCCGCCTCATATGGTAGGAGATCTGGAGAAGAGCAGCTTCTCGAATATTGAGCAGCAGTCTCTGGAGTTTGTGAAGTACACGCTGGATCCGTGGGTTTGCCGGTGGGAACAGGCAATGGTGAGGGCGCTTCTCACAGATGAAGAGAAGAGACGGTATTTCATCAAGTTCAATGTGGATGGACTCCTGAGAGGCGACTATGAGAGTCGGATGCGGGGTTATGCGACCGCAAGGCAGAATGGTTGGATGTCGGCCAATGACATAAGGGAGTTGGAAAATCTGGACAGGATAGCGGAAGAGGACGGAGGTGATCTGTATCTGGTAAACGGCAACATGCTTCCGTTATCCATGTCGGGAGCCTATGCGATGGCGAAGGCTACCGGCGGCAGTGGGAAGGAACAGGAGTCTGGTGATGATCCGGATTCCGGAAAACAGAACAGGAGGGAATTCGGACGATGAAAAAGTTCTGGAAATGGAGAAACTGCAGGATCAGGGATCAGGCAGGTGAAGAGGTTGAAGAGCGTGTGTTGTTTCTGGATGGAGTGATTGCTGAAGAGAGCTGGTTTGACGATGATGTCACGCCGGCTCTTTTTAAGAAGGAGCTGGAATCCGGAAGCGGGAACATCACGGTCTGGATCAACAGCCCGGGTGGTGATTGCGTGGCAGCGGCGCAGATCTACAACATGCTGATGGACTACAAGGGGGATGTGACGGTCAAGGTTGATGGGATTGCGGCTTCTGCTGCAAGTGTGATCGCGATGGCTGGTACCAAGGTTCTGATGAGTCCGGTGAGCATGCTGATGATCCATAACCCGTCTACCATTGCGTTCGGGGATGCCGGGGAGATGAAGAAGGCGATTACGATGCTTTCCGAGGTGAAGGAATCCATCATGAACGCCTATGAGATCAAGACCGGGATGGAGCGGGAGAAGATTTCACGCCTGATGGATAACGAGACTTGGATGGACGCGCATAAGGCTGTGGAACTAGGTTTTGCGGATGACATTTTGCAGCGGGCGGACAGCCAGGAAGAGGATCCGGATGGTATTGAAGCTCCGGTGATGTTTTCCAGGGCGGCTGTGGTGAATTCTCTGAAGGATAAGATTTCTGCGAGGTGCAGGATTGAGAAGCCGGGAGGAAATGTTGACGGCAATCCACCGGATCAGGGAGGGAGTGTACCTGACAAGAAGGCTGTTGAGAAAACCGAAAACAAAGAGAAAGGGCGCTGTGTGGAGGAGATCCGGCAGCGCCTGAACTTTATTAAAAAGTTTATCTGAGAACAATTGAGGAGGATATGACTTATGACGATTGCGGAGATGATTCAGAAGAGAGCGAAATTGTGGGAAGCTGCAAAGAACTTTGTAGATACCCATGAGAATGAAAATGGCTGCCTGTCTGCCGAGGATACGCTTACTTATGAGCGTATGGAGCAGGAGATTGAAGATCTGACGCAGGCGATTGACCGCCAGCAGAGAGCGGAGCAGCGTGAAGCGCAGCTGAGTAAGGCTGTGAACCAGCCGCTGACCGGCAGGCCTGATGGTAAGGAGCCTGTGAAGACCGGACGTGCCAGTGATGAATACCGCGAGGATTTCGGGGCGCATCTGAGAGGCAGAAGGCCGGTCCACAATGTTCTGTCTGAGGGCGTGCAGGCTGATGGCGGATATCTGGTTCCGACGGAGTTTGAGCATCAGATCGTGATGGGACTGGACGAGGCGAACGTGGTTCGTTCCCTGGCAAAGGTGATCAGCACGAATGCGGAGCGGAAGATTCCTGTTGCGGCGACTCATTCTGCAGCACAGTGGACTCCGGAAAACGGGGCATATGTGGAGAGCAATCCGACCTTTGATCAGAAGACCATCGATGCGTTCAAGCTGACGGATCTTGTGAAGGTTTCCATCGAGCTTCTGCAGGATTCCATGTTTGACCTGGAATCTTACATTGCCGGTGAGTTCGCAAGGGCATTCGGTATTGCAGAAGAGCAGGCGTTCTGCGTGGGTACTGGAACCAACCAGCCAACCGGCATTTTTACCGCGAATGGTGGTACTGTCGGTGTAACGGCAGCGAGCGCGACGGCCATTACGGCGGATGAGCTGATCAACCTGATCTATGCTCTGAAGAGCCCGTACAGACGTAACGCGAAGTTCCTGATGAATGATGCGACGGTGGCGCTGATCCGGAAGCTGAAGGATAAGAATGATGCGTATCTGTGGCAGCCTTCCCTGCAGGCGGGAGAACCTGATCGTCTTCTTGGTTATGCGCTGTATACGAGTCCGTATGTACCGGTTGCTGCCGCCGGAGCGCTGACTGTAGCGTTCGGTGACTTCAACAATTACTGGATCGCGGACCGTGCCGGAAGAACGGTACAGAGGCTTAATGAGCTCTATTCCACGAACGGACAGGTTGGTTTCGTTGCGACGGAGAGAGTCGACGGCAAGGTGATCCTTCCGGAGGGGATCCAGCTGCTGAAGCAGAAAGCGTCCTGATCTGGAAAGCATCTGGGATAATCGTATGATCCAATAGTGTGATCCTGATTCAGAGATGCATTTCTGATTCAGGGAGGGCAGGAAAAGGACAGCGGGGCGGAGTGATCTGTCCTGCTGTTTTCTGAGGGGTGATGCTCATGAAGGTAAATCTGTCAGTGGATGAGATGAAGAACTACCTGAGGGTAGAGTATGAGGACGATGATCTGCTCTTGACGCAGATGATTCGGTCTGCTGAGAGAACCTGCATGGACATTCTCCGGGTGGAGGATGAGGACGATCTGTATGAGGTGGAGAACGGGAAGCTGGCTGTGATGTTTACGGTTGCTTACCTGTATGAGCACAGGGAAGAGGCAGATCATCGGCAGCTTGACCTGACGCTGCGGGCGTTGCTGTTCGGATCCCGCGAGGTGCTGTTCTGATGGATGTTGCGATACTGAATGAGAAGGTGACGATTCAGAAGAATGTAGTTGCAGTGGATGAGATCGGAAACCACAGGAATGAGTGGGAAGACTATTTTACATGTAGCTGCACGATAGGGGGAGAAAGAGGCAACGAGAAGGCCGATGCAGGTCTGACTGTTGACGATGCAGTGATGACGGTGACAGTTCGGTACTGCAATAAGACTGCAGCGGTGAATGCGCTTGAGTACAGGATCATGTTCCGTGGCGAGATCTTCAATATCATTAATATTGATCATCAAAACTTCAGGAAGAAATCTTTGAAGATCAGTTGTGTGAAAGTCCGGAGATGATTTTGGAAATCGGATACATGAAAATCCAGAGATCTCTTGTGGTCAGCTTTCTGAAAATGCGGAGATGAATTTGTGGATCATCTGAGCAGATGGTTTGAATTGAGATCATATCGATAAATGAAAAGGAATCGATATGTGATTCTGTAGAGGAAAAAAGAAATGGATCATCAGAAGATTCCGATTGATCAGCTGGCTGCGACTGTCATGAAGGGGTTGCAGGAATATTCGGATTTGGTTGGAGATGACTTGAAGGCTGCTGTACGCAAGACTGCTACGCAGACACGGAAGGATGTCCAGTCCGGAGCGCCGGTGAGAACCGGAAAGTATAAGGGTAGCTGGGCGACGAAGAAGCTTCTGGAGTCGAGTGTTTCATTGCAGATGGTGGTTCATAGTACAAACCGGTATCAGATCGCACACCTTCTGGAATTCGGGCACGCGAAAAGAGGCGGTGGAAGAGTCCGGGCTTTTCCGCATATCGCGCCGGCGGAGCAGAAGGCTGCTCAGACACTGGAGAGGGAGATCCGGAGCAAGCTGGGAGGATGAGGTGATGACTTTAGCTGAGATTGCAGCAATGATCAGTGAAATGAAGATCCCGTTTGCGTATGACCATTTCGCGGAGGGGGAAGGTCCGAGTCCGCCGTTTGTGTGCTTCCTGACACCGGGGAGTGACAACTTTGCTGCTGATGGGAAGGTGTATTTCAAGATCAATGAGGTACGGATCGAGCTCTATACAGATCATAAGGAGCCGGGAACGGAAGCTGTGGTTGAGCAGATCCTTGATCGTCATGAGATCTTCTATGACAAGAGTGAGGTGTGGATCGAGAGCGAAAAGCTCTATGAGGTGATGTATTCATTTGAAGTGGAGGGAATAAATGATGCCGAATAACAACAAGGTTAAGTACAATCTGAAAAATGCTCATTATGCGGTGCTGACACTGGGGCAGAATGGGGCGGTTACGTTTGGTACGCCGGTGCCGCTGCCGGGTGCTGTGTCGCTGTCTCTGGATGCGAACGGTGAGCCGGAAAACTTCTATGCAGATGGGATTGCGTACTACGTGATCAATAACAACATGGGTTATGACGGTGAGCTGGAGCTGGCTTTGATTCCGGAGAATTTCAGGAAGGACTGCCTGAATGAATCTTTGGATGACAAGAACGTTCTGGTGGAGAATGCGAATACGGAGCTTGGGGCATTTGCGCTGCTCTTTGAGTTTGACGGGGATATCCGGCATATCCGACATGTCATGTATAATTGTTCCGCGTCGAGGCCGGGCATTGAGGGGCAGACGAATGAGGAAGGCCGCAAGGTGCAGACTGAGAAGCTGAAGATTAAGGCGACTCCGCTGTCTTCCGGGATTGTGAAGGCGAAGACCGGGGATTCGACGGATACGGAGACTTATGAGGGATGGTATCAGGAGGTGTATATGCCGACGTTCACCAGCGCCGGTGGCGGAGAAGGAAATAATGGATCCGGGAATGGTGGTTGAGTCGAATCATTGATAATGGATCAGGCTAAAGAGCGAGCAATGATCGTTGACGGTGAATCAGGATAAAGAATTACCTGGATCACCGTTGATGAATCAGAATAGGTGATGAACATGCGGTGGGTAATGTTCCCACCGTTTTTGTGTGGAAGGGAGAATGCGTTATGGGAATGGTGAAGAAGATCGAGATTGACGGGAAAGAGGTTCCGTTTAAGGCATCGGCGGCGATTCCGAGGCTGTACAGGATTCGGTTCCAGAGGGACATTTACAGGGATCTGGCGGCGTTGGAGAAGGCGATCGGGGATAAGGATGGGAAGACTTCTGATCTTGATTTGTTTTCGCTGGAGATGTTTGAGAATATTGCTTACATCATGGCGAAGCATGCTGACTCGAATGTGCCGGATTCACCGGAAGAGTGGCTGGATGGGTTCAATACTTTCTCGATCTATCAGGTGCTGCCGCAGATCATTGAGCTGTGGGGTCTGAATGTGAGGGCGGAGTCTGAGTCTAAAAAAAAGTTCGATCAACTGATCGAGAGATGAATACGGCACTGTTCCTTCTGCGGTGTGTGCAGATCGGGATCAGTATCCGGGATCTCGACCTGCTGACGATCGGAATGGTGAATGACATGTATATCGAGAGTAATAATGATAACGCGGAGGATGCGTACTGCTATGTGGCTGGACAATCCGAGTTCGACACATTTTGATGGGAAGAGTGTCTTCCGATACATGCTATTGTGAGAGCGCTTTGGGTGTTCTGGCGATTGGTCTGATGTGGCTTTGTCTGATGAAGAATGTTTTTGAATGAGGGGAGTTTGAGATGGCCTGGAGTGTGGATGAAGAGGATCTTACGATCACGATGACGAAGGGTGACACGCCGACATTTGCATTTCAGGCGCTGCTGCCGGATGGTTCGGAGTATGAGTTTGAGGACGGGGATTCGGTTGTTTTTGCTGCAAAGAAGAATAAGACGGATCCTGAACCGGCCTTCCGGATTGAGGCGGATCTTGTGGAGAAGGTGATCCGGTTTTCGGAAGGGGATACGAAGGATCTGGAGCTTGGGAAGTATATCTGGGAATTGTCGCTGAATAAGGCGAGCGGATACAGGTGTACGTTTATTGATAACAGGGTGCTGAGGTTGAAGGTTGAGGTGGCGTGAGGCCGCCGTTTTTTGATTGGAGGCGGCGATGGAACAGCTGACGGGGATGCTGAGTGGTGCACTGGGTACAAATGATTATGAGAGGCTGCAGAACAAGCCTTTGATCAATGGCGTTGAGCTGCAAGGTGATAAGAGCTTTTCTGATCTTGGGATGGATCAGGTATTTGCCAGTAAGGAAGAGCTGGCAGATGGCCTGACAGGCAAGGCAGATGTAGATGATGTGGAACAGGCACTGGCTGGAAAAGCGGATACGGCGACTGTGAATCAGGCGTTGGCAGGAAAGGCTGATACGGTTGCTGTGAATCAGGCTCTGGCAGCGAAAGCAAATACCGCAGACGTGAATCAGGCACTGAATGGTAAAGCAGATGCTGCGGATGTGGAGCAGGCACTGGCTGTGAAAGCGGATACGGCAACGGTGAATCAGGCCTTGGATAGGAAAGCGGATACGACGACGGTGAATCAGGCTTTGGCAGGTAAGGCTGATGCGGTGGCTTTTCAGCAGCTGAAGGATAAGGTGGATGCCCTTGTGGACGGGAATGAGGTGGAGTTCTGATGGCTAATGTTCTTATCAGTGAAGACACTATGACGGATATTGCGGATGCGATCAGGGAGAAGACGGAGAAGGCGGGGCGGTTGAAGCCGGCACAGATGCCTGCGGAGATCGAGTCTATCTCTGGTGGAAGCGGGAAGGAACCCGTGCCGGAAAAGGATGTCTGTTTTTATGATTATGATGGAACAAGAGTTTACAGCTATACGCTGGCTGAACTGCAGGCTATGGAGTCTCTTCCTGCACCACCTGTTCATGAAGGATTAATTTCGCAGGGATGGAATTGGTCTTTGCAGGGTCTGAAAGCTCAGAATTCCATCATGGATGTAGGCGCTGTATATATAACAGATGATGGCGCGACCAGAATACATATCAAAACTACTGATCTATGGGACAATCCAACACTTAATTACAAGCAGGATTGCGTAGATGGAACAGTTATTGACTGGGGAGATGGAACTGAGCAGGAAACGGCACACGATATGACTGTTTCAATCATACATCATTATGCATCTCCCGGGGAATACACTATTTCGATTTCACCGATAGGCGCTACTCATGTGACTTTTTATTCCAATATATCTAAGAGTATCTATATAATAGGTGAGCCCATTGTTGGAAGTACTGGCATTAGAAGCTTTATTGCATCAGTTCACCAAATAGAGATAGGGAGAAATGTAATCATAGAGCAAAGATCATTTTCGGGTTTTACACAATTAAAGAAAATAAGTATTTCTTCAGGTACAGTGATAACAGGACAGGAGATATTCAAGGGTACATGTCCTATTAATGGCTTGGTAATTCCTTCACAAAGCAATGTGGGGAGTGGCTTAGCTTCAGGATGTCCTGGACTGGAACTGCTAAGTTTACCAGAAGGATTAGGATGTGAAGTTGGTTATTTTTTTGAATACTGTAGTAGGCTTAAAAGAGTCTGTATGCCGGATACTGTGTTGAGTGGAGGATTCAATACATTTACCAATTCTCCAATGATAGAGGCAATTCATTTTTCAAGATCTCTGACTATTATTAGGGAAAGTGCAGTAAGAGGCTGCGCATCGTTAGAAAAGGCGTTTCTACCAGAGGGATTGGTGGAAATACAACAATATGCTTTTTACGAGTGCTATTCTCTTGAGGAAATCCATTTGCCAAGTACGATAGAGAAAATCGGGACATCTGCCTTTTCGAAAACCGGACTTAAACTACTGATCATCAATGCCAGGACCCCACCGGTAATAGCGGCAAATGCATTCCAAAAGATACCTGGGGATGCCAGGATTGTTGTTCCGCATGGGTGTCTGGCTGCATATCAAGGTGCATCGAACTGGAGTGAATTGTCGAATCAGATTGAAGAGATGGATGAATAGCAAATAGTCTCGGTGATGTTGGTATGCCGGGTATAAATGACTGGAAGAAGATATTAATGATGAGGTGAAGGAACTGCTCTGGGAAGGATCCCGGGTGGTTTTGTTTTGGATGTTTTGGGCACTTGCTTTTGCGGGTGCTTTTTTTGTGCCTTGCAGGAGGGGCTGGCGGGATGGCCGGGAGAATTAAGGGGATCACAATTGAGATCGGCGGGGATACGACGAAGCTGCAGACTGCCCTGAGAGGGGTGAATGGGGCGATTAAGAATACCCAGTCGCAGCTGAAGGATGTGAACCGTCTTTTGAAGCTGGATCCGGGGAATGCGACTCTTCTGGCGCAAAAGCATAAGCTGCTGGGGAAAGAGGTTGAGAATACAAAGACGAAGCTGGATACGCTGAAGAAGGCCAGTGAGGAAGCGTCGAAGACGGCGAAGAACTGGGATGCGTACCAGAGAGCGATGGAGCCGATTCAGAAGGAGATTGATGAGACTGAGAAGAAGCTGGCGGAGCTGAAGCAGGCGAAGGCGAAGGCCGATGAGGAGTTTAAGGCCGGGAAGATCTCCAAGGAGGATTATGACAAGATCCAGGCAGAGTGCAAGGAGACCGAGGATAAGCTGAAGGATCTGAAGAAGCAGGCGAAGGATACCGCGGATGAGTTTGGGAATCCGATTTCTCCGGAGCAGTATGACGCGCTGCAGAGGGAGATCATTGAGACGGAGAAGGACCTGAAGAATCTGGAGAAGCAGGCGGATCAGTCGGACGTGGCGCTTCAGAGGATCGGTGCGAAGGGAACGCAACTGAAGAAGGTCGGGGAGCAGATGGCTGGTGTCGGCAAGAGTATGTCGACGTATGTGACGGCTCCTCTGGCGGCTGCCGGTGCTGTGGCGGTGAGCAAGTTTGCGGAGGTCGATAAGACCATGCAGCTTACCAATAAGACCATGGGGAATACGGCGGAGCAGGCAGGGGCCCTTGACAAGGCGATGAAGGACGCGGCGGCAAATTCGACGTTCGGGATGAATGATGCGGCCAATGCTTCTTTGAATTTTGCCAGGGCGGGTCTGACGGCGGAACAGGCAGCCGCTGCGCTGGCTCCGTCGATGAATCTGGCAGCCGGTGAGGGTGGGAATCTGGATACGGTTTCTGCCGGGCTGGTTGCGACGATCAACGGGTTCCACGGATCATTTGACGATGCGGGGAAGTACGCGGATGTATTTGCGTCGGCCTGTAATAATTCGGCGCTGGACGTAGACAGCCTGTCGCACGCGATGTCGGTCGCGGCTCCGATTTTCTCTGCTGCCGGTTATAAGGTGAATGACGCTGCGCTCTATATGGGAGTCATGGCCAACAACGGCATTGACGCGGATAAGGCGGCAAACAGTTTGAAGACCGGCCTTGCGAAGCTGGTATCACCGGCCAAAGAAGGCGCGGAAATGATGGACGCCCTGGGGATCTCCGTGACCAATACGGATGGTTCCATGAAGGATTCCGTGACGATTCAGAAGGAACTGAATGGGGCGTTTAAGAACCTGTCAGAGTCGGAACAGATTGCGGCGGCTTCGGCGATTTTCGGGAAAAACCAGATGGCTCCGTGGCTGGCTCTGATTAATACGGCTCCGGGAGATGTGAAGAAGCTGGACAAATCCCTGAAGGATTGTGCCGGGACAACGGATGAGATGTCTGAGGCGATGATGAGCGGCTTTGGCGGCAGCATTGAGCAGCTGAAGTCTTCGCTGGATGTCCTGATGACGTCTCTGGGGCAGCTGCTGGCACGGTACCTGACGCCCGTGATCAAAATGATTCAGGGCTGGGTGAATGCATTTAACAAGATGAGCCCGCCGATGCAGAACGTGGTCGCCGTGATCGGGATGATCGTGGCGGCGGTCGGCCCACTGCTTCTGATTACCGGGAAGATGCTGTCGGCGGTGGGTACCATTATGACATTTGCGCCGAAGCTGGCAGGACTGGGAAGCACGATCGGAAAGACGATCGGTCTGATCAAGGGCGCGGTGAGCGGTCTGTTTGGCCTGATCGCGGCGCATCCTGTGGTGGCGATTATCGCAGGAGTTGTGGCGCTGGTGACTGCGCTGGTGCGTTTGTATCAGACGAATGAGACCTTCCGGAACATCGTCAATGCGGTATGGAGCGCCGTGAAGAAGACCATCATGACGGTCGTGACTGCGATTGCCGGATTTCTACAAGGCGCGTGGAATGCGATTACATCGGCGGCGTCGACGGCATGGACCGGGATCCGGGATTTCTTCAGCGGTATCTGGAAGGCGATCCAGAAGATATTTACGACGGTTGTGGATGCGGTCGGGGGATTCCTGAAGGGTGCCTGGGAGGGCATGAAGACGGTGATCAGCATTGTCTGGAACTTGATCATGACATTCTTCACGACGTGGTGGAACCTGATCCGGACGTTGTTCACAACGGTTGTTAATGCGATCGGGACATTTCTGAGTGGTGCGTGGAATGGCATGAAGAATGTCATCAGCACGGTCTGGAATGGGATTCGGACGTTGTTTACAACGACCTGGAACGCGATAAAGACGATTTTCACAACTACGGTCAATGCGATCAGTACGGTGCTGACGACGGCGTGGAGCCTGATTAAGACGACGATCTCTACGGTCTGGAACGGGATCAGCGCATTTTTCACGACGATCTGGACGACGATCCAGACGGTGTTCACGACAGCGCTGAGCGGGATCCAGACTGGGATTACGACCGTGTTTAATACGGCGAAGGCATTTATCTCTACGACGTGGAATGCGATCAGCTCGACAGTTTCGGGGATCGTGAACGGGATTAAGACGACAGTAGTGAATGTCTTCGGGCAGTTGGTGTCCGGGATCCAGACGAAGCTGTCGGCGGTGACCGGGATTGTGAAGAACGGATTCCAGGGCGCGATCAACTTTATCACCGGACTGCCGGCGAAGGCACTGCAGTGGGGCAAGGATTTCATCGGTGGGATCATTAACGGCATCAACGGGATGATCGGAAGCGTAAAGAACGCTGCGAAGAGTGTTGCGGACGCGGTTTCTTCCGTGCTGCATTTCTCAAGGCCGGATGAAGGACCTTTGAGAGATTATGAGACATGGATGCCGGACTTCATGGAAGGACTGGCGCGGGGGATCCACGGAAGCAGCGGACGGGTGAAGGCGGTGATCCGTCAGGTGGTGATGGAGATCCGGGATGAGATCCGGCCGCTTCTGAAGGGCTCTGTCCTTCCGGGGATTGAGATATTCGGTTCCATGGGTGCAGTGGCGGACAGGATCCGGTCGGCGATGGATTCCCTGACGGCTCAGATGCAGGGCATGGGCCAGAGGCTCATGCAGCAGATGCAGGCATTGATGCAGGCCCTGACGGAAAAGATCCGGCAGTTCCTTCCGACGCTTCAGAGCGGTAACGGATCCGGCCTGCTGGGGATCTCTGAGGAGGGGATTGCGAAGTGCCGGGCGATGATGAACAGCCTGGCTGCGGAAGTGAAGTCCATGAACCAGCAGGTGATGCAGGAGCTTCTTGCCGGGATCCGGTCTGCGGCGAATTCTGCAAAGCAGTCGGTACTGGATGCGGTGAATCAGATCAGAAGGTCTATGCAGTCGCTTGACGGAATTGGATCATCGCTGCGCGGTGTGGCAGGACGGTATGCAGAGCTTGCAGCGGTTGGAAGAGGGCAGGTTTCTTCCGGAATGATTGGTGGCGCTGATCTGAGTGCTGCCGGGATCCGGAAGCTGACGGATGCCCTGACACAGGCTGTGAAGACGGCGAGTGGAAGAAGCGGATCTTCCGGGGATATCGTCATTCCGGTGTATCTGGGCGGTACGCTGCTGGATGAGATTGTTGTGAACGCCCAGCACAGGGCGAACCTGAGAAGCGGAGGCAGATGAGATGGCATATATGCAGTATCTGACATTTGACGGTACGGATCTGCCTCTGCCGGATTCGTATGAGGTGACGATGACGGACGTGGAGGCGGATTCCAGCGGGGAGACGGAGGCCGGGACGATCCAGAGGGATGTGATCCGGATGGGAGTGGTGCAGATTGCGGTGGCATTCTCCGTGACGGCGAAGTGGCTGAAGATCCTGACAGCGTTCAAGCAGCAGGAGAGCATTAGCGTCCAGTACTATGATCCGGAGACGTTCAACCGGAGGACGGCGCAGATGTTCATTGAGGGATACCAGGCGAAGCTGAGGAAGGATACGAGTTATCAGGGGCTGTGGGAGGTGAGTTTTACGCTGAGGGAATTCTGATGAAGAGTATGTTTGGCTTTTGAAATGTGCTATACTGCAAATGTTCCCGTTGCTTCTGAAAAATGTGGAGGTTGAAAATGGCATTCTGTATGAACTGTGGTCAAAAGCTGATAGATGGCGCTAAGTTTTGTCCTTCATGTGGGACACCTGTAGGGAGCGTCAGTGGTGGGGCAGCAGGCGTCGAAAAAGAATCCCCAACTCCCAGCAATATGACCAAGTGCCCTAACTGTGGATCGAGTATTAATCAAATAGAAGCCATTTGTCCTTACTGTGGTTCTCAGGTTCAAAATAGGAAGGTTGCGTCTTCTGTCCAAAGATTTGCGGACGAGTTGAATCAGATCGAGAAGGAAGCAACGGCTGATCGATATAAAGGCATAACAGGGTTTGTGTCTTCAATCATGGAACAAGGCTATGGTGGAAAAACCTTGGATAGGAAGCTTTCCCTGATCAATTCATTTCCGATTCCAAATACGATTGAAGAAATATATGAGTTTGTGATGCTTGCGTTAGGCAGTATTGACGTTAAGTGGGGTAAGAATTCTATTTCAAATAAAATGTATGGAAAGCCGGGCTCATCATATTATCCAGGCATTGCTTTGGCTAATGCTTGGGTAAATAAACTTCAGCAGGCTTACAATAAAGCGAAGGTATCATTTCCTAGGGATCCGATTTTTACTCAGATTGAGGAAATGTATAAGAAAAAGATGAAAGAACTAAAGCGTGAAACATAAAGGATGATAAGATAGTTACCTTTCAGGGATCGGTAAAGCGCCGGTCCTTTTTGTATGCGCTGAAATGGGGGAGTGGGTATGTATCCGGTGTCGGGGGCGTTCCTGGAGGCGGTGAAACAGAATACGAGACGGTATTACTGGACGGGCCGGATTACGACGAAGGCCGGGCGGGTGTATGAGTTTGCGCCGGAGGATATCGTCAAGGGGAGTGGGTACATTTCCAATAAGTGTTGCGGGGATACGGAGATTGAGCTGGGGTCGATCTATGCGGCGGAGCTGGGGATCTCGCTGATTCTGGATGTGGACCGGTATACGCTGTATGACGCGATTGTGGAGCCATTTTATCATCTGAGGCTTTTGGACGGTTCGTATGAGACGGTGCCGATGGGCGTTTATGAGGTAGCGGAGGCGAACCGGATGAAGCATTTCCTGGAGCTGAAGGCCTACGACTATATGGTGCGGTTTGAGAAATCTTTCAGCAATTTCAGCATGAAGGGTACTCCGTATGACATGGTGGCGTATTGCTGCAGGGCATGCAACGTTTCGATGGCACAGACACAGCTACAGTATGCGGAGATGACGAACGGGAATGTGTCACTGTTTATTTATCCGGACAATGATATTGAGACGTACCGGGATATCCTGTTCTATGTGGCGCAGGTGCTGGGAGGATATTTTACGATTAACCGGGCGGGGCTTTTGGAACTGAGGAAGTTCCGGACGGCGGCGGTGATGTCATTTGAACAGAAGCACCGGTTTACCAGCAGCTTTGCGGATTACGTGACAAGATTTACGGCAGTGAGTTCTACGAACAGCCAGACGCAGATCGCGGAGTATTATGCGTTGGATGTGGATGATGGCCTGACGATGAACCTGGGCGTGAATCCGCTGATCCAGAGCCCGCTGGAGGCGAACAGGCGGACGATCTGCCGGAACATCCTGAATGATATCGCGGTGATCCGGTATGTACCGTTTGAGTCTGAGATGATCGGGAATCCGGCACTGGATCTGGGGGATGTGCTGCAGTTTACCGGTGGGCAGGCGGATGGTACGCAGATTTCCTGTATTACGTCGATCAACTGCCGGATCAACGGGAAGCAGACGTTGAAGTGTGTCGGCGGGAATCCCAGGCTTGCGCAGTCGAAATCGAAGAACGATAAGAACATTGCAGGCCTGGTGAATCAGATTGAAGAGAAGAAATACAGCATCCAGACGGTGACGAATGCGGCACAGATTAATGTGGGATCTGAACGGGTGGAGATCGCCCGGTTTGAGTTCGCGTCGACGGAGAATACCTATGCGCAGTTTCTGGGGCAGGTTGTGGTGGATGCTGACGGGGATGGCGGTCTGACGGTTGTTAAGGTGACCTATGAGCTCAATGGGAATGAGGTACTGACATTTTACCCGTATGAGACGTGGTGTGATGGAAAACATATGCTGGCGTTGTTTTACCCTCTGGCGGATCTGCAGCCGAATGTGACGAACCGGTTCCGGGTGTATCTGCAGGCGCAGTCCGGAGGCGGCACGATCGCACAGGGAAACGTGATCGCTTCCATTTGCGGCCAGTCCATGGCGGCGATGGCTGAGTGGGACGGAAAGATTGATGTGGAGCAGCAGGCCGGCAGGTTCCTGTTCGCGGAGAATCCGTTGTATATGAAAGCCTGCAGGGATGCGGAGAGCATCAGGCTGGCGTGACGGGAGGTTTTGATATGGCTTTGAAGGGGAGAGCGGCGATTGAACTGAGGAATGTGCGTACCGGGGAGATCCGGAGGGTGGAGCATGGGAACCTGGTCACGAATGCGGCGACAGAGATTCTCAGGACGAATCCGATCGGGGCATTTTACCGGAATGCGAATGACCTGACGGCCTTCCGGTGGGATCAGTTTCTGCCGGTTTGCCCGAAGCTGATCGGCGGGATCCTGCTGTTCGGGAATACGCTGAATGAGCAGGCGGCGAACATTTACGCGGGATCGGATAATGAGCCGGTGGCTTATGCGTCGAATACGGTGAACAGCGGATCGGACCTGCAGCGGGGAAGCATGAACCAGACGGAAAGCAGGAGGCTGGAAAATGGTTATCAGTTTGTCTGGGATTTCAATGAGAACCAGGGCAACGGACAGATCGCGGCTCTGGCATTGACAAGTGCGCAGGGCGGGATCAATGGATACGGATCCGCGGTTGCCAGTAAGAATACATTTTTGAATGTGCAGACGGTGAGCTCTCCGGAGACGGCAGCGGCGAATGTGCGGCTGTATAACTTTATCGTTGAGATGGATTTTGCAAGGGAGATCGCCGTTTCCATTTCGGCGCATGAATCGGACATCACGATCACGAAGTTCCGGGAACCGGTATTTTCGCTGGGACTGAATGACCGGCTGGATGACAGCGACCGGAAGATCCTTGAGACGAGATCCATCCACTGCAATACATTCCGCGTGATCTATGACACGATTGACAGCTACGGGCAGTTCCTGGACGGAAAGGACGGGTATTGGTATGGGTTTGCCAACAGGGCGAACAGTTCCGGGGATGCGACGATGTACTGGGTGCGCATTTCCAAAACGGATTATTCGATGCAGGAGGGTGTATGGACGCTGACCGGCGCGAAGCTGGCAGAGGTCGGGCTGATGTGTGACCCGGTGGAGGATCCGTCTTATACGGACCGGAGCTGCAGGTGCTGTATCCGGAATGGGTACCTGTATGTGATGGCCTACAACAAGAAGGGCGTGTACCAGATCAGTGTCAGTGACCCGACGGACATCCGGCTGATCAACCTGGGGTTTACATCCGCCTGGCGGACATTTGAGAACATGGGGAGCGGGCTTTTGTATATGACTGTGATCGGGGACATGATCTATGCCTGCGACTTCCGGATACTGGCGGACAATACGGTGGTAAAGATCAAAGTGGAGGACAAGCTGGAAGGGGCTTCGACTCCGCTTTTTCAATATAAGGAGTTTCTGGTCGGATGGTCGGGAGAGTCGGTGGTGCGGCGTGTCGTGTTCATCCTGACGCCATTCCAGGCAACGGTAAATAACCTGGATTCGGCGGTGACAAAGACGGTTGAACAGACGATGCGGATTACGTACACGCTGACGGAGGAATGAGGTTGTTATTGTTTTTCATATAAGAGGGGGTGTTTGGTTATGGTGTTTTCGATGGAGTGGCTTAAGGCTGCAGGGATCAGGGCGCTGAAGACGATGGCGCAGACGGCGGTGGCGACGATCGGGACGGGGGCTGTGATGTCTTCCGTGGACTGGAGGATGGTGGCGTCGGCGGCTGTGCTGGCTGGGATTCTGTCGCTGCTGACAAGCGTGGCAGGACTGCCGGAGGTGAAGGAGGAAGGATGTGCTGAGTGATGTAGGGCTGAGGCTTGCTGAGCGCTGCAGGGTTGTAGTCGTGTTGCAGGGCTGAGGCTGTGCCGAAGGAAGGTGGGATGGAGCTGATGGAAGGCGGGCTGTGGGAACGGTCCGCCGGTTTCATTTTCGGGGAAGGAAATGGAGATGACGACGACAGAGCTGATTGAGCGGATGGACGAGGAAAATGCGGAGCTGAGGGAGGCACTGATGATGCTGATGCGCAAGAACAGCTATCTGATGAAGCAGGTGGCGATCTATTGCACGAAGGAAGTGTACGACCGGATCTGGGATGCGATGGAGAGCCATGATTTCGGAGGGAAGGCGTGATGGACTGGATTGTGAAGTATTGGATTCAGTGGCTGTTCGGGATTATTGGGGCGGCGCTGGTTGTGTGTATCCGGAAGCTATGCAGCATTGCGAAGTATGAGAAGACGGAGCAGAGGGCGGTAAGGGAGTCGCTGAAGGCAATCCTGCATGACAGGATCTTTGAGGCGTTCCGGTATTACATGAAGATCGGGTGTATCGATCAGGCAGGGATGGAGAACCTGCAGACGCTGTGGGAGGCGTATGTGCACTGGGGCGGAAATGGTACCGGGAAGACGTATTACCGGAAGATCAGGGATCTGCCGATTGTAGACTATGTGCCGCCGGAGAGCTGTATGAACTGCCGGAACTATGAGGATGACGGGAAGTAGGGAGCAGATAGAAACAGGGAGATAGAGGATTTTTGTTGAGTGGAGTGCCGATGTGTCGGAAGGACATGTCGGCATTTTCTTTTTTGAGATTGGAGGGGTAGGATGAATATCAGGAAGCAGATGGGGACAGCGAATACGACTTATTGTGCAGGGAGACAGATCCTGTATCTGGTGGTTCATTATACAGCTGGTGTGAACTCCAGGGGCGGAGCTGCAAGAGGGTGCGCGGCATGGTTCGCGAATCCGGCAGCGGGTGGATCAGCGGATTATATCGTGGATGAGGAAGAGCTGGTGCAGTATAATCCGGATCCGGTGAACAGGTACTGTCATGCCGTCGGCGGCAGCAGGTTCCGGACTGCGGGCGGCAGGCTGTATGGCGTGGCCATGAATTCCAATTGTATCAGCTTGGAGATCTGCAGCACGAATTCCAAAGGGAAGATCACGGTGCCGAATGATCCGGCGTATTCCTTTACTGAGAGAGTGCTGGAGAAGGCGAAGGAAGCGGTCCAGATGCTGATGCAGATGTATGGGATCGATGCGGAGCATGTGATCCGGCACTATGACGTTAATGGAAAGCCATGTCCCGGGATTATCGGGTGGAACAAGGATTCCGGTGATGAGAGCAGATGGGAAGCGTTTCATACGGCGATCGGCGGGAAGGCGATTGTCTGGTATCGCGTCGGCACAGGGTGGGAGAATGGAAAGTGCATCGGGCAGGTCGAGGCCGATGAGAAGCTGGAAAATGCGAAGGCGACTGCAGACCGGTACGGATACAAGGTGTTTGATGCTGAAGGTGTTCTGGTTTATGCAGCAAAACCGGTTGAATCGTCCGGATCCGCACAGGCGAGGGCAATCCATGGTCTGGCCAATGAGACCGTGAAAGCAGCGGTTATGCTTGAATTGGTGCATAGTACGGATAGGTCGGGAATCCTGCCGTCCGTGACAACTGCCCAGATGATCCTGGAATCCGGATATTGTGGTACAGATCTGGCGGTGAATGCCAACAACTGTTTCGGGATGAAGGCGAACCTGTCCGGAAATACATGGAAGTCTGTATGGAATGGTAATGACGTGTACGGGAAGGTGACAGAAGAGCAGGACAAGGGCGGGAATACGTACCGTATTTTTGCTGAGTTCCGGAAGTATCCGTGTGTGGAGGACAGCATCCGTGATCACAGCCTGTACCTGCTTGGCGCGATGAACGACAGCAGGCTGAGGTATGCAGGGCTTACGGAGGCAAAGGACTATCGAAGCGCGATCCAGATCATCAAGGTCGGAGGGTACGCGACGGATGTCAGGTATGTGGATAAGATCTGCGACATCATACGCAGGTACGGGCTTGATAAGTATGACGCGGAGGTGCTGGTCGGAGGGAAGGCGGAAGCCGTGGAGAAGCCGATGTCGAAGCAGGAGGAACAAAACCCGGCGGAGAAGCCTGCTGAGAACCAGAAGACGGATGCTGCCGGGGCGAAGCAATACGTGGTACAGGCCGGGGCATTTGCTTACAAGGGGAATGCCAGGAAGCGGCTGAGGCAGGTCAGGAAGCTGGGCGGTGCTTTCAAGAAGGCGTTTATGAAGAAGCACGGCATGGACTACGTGGTGCAGACAGGGGTGTTTGACGAAGAAGCGAATGCCAGGTCGATGGCCGCGAAGCTGGAGAAAGCCGGGATTGAGACGTGTATAAAGGTGAGATGAGGGGGAGGTCTGCAGGAAGCCAGAGATGGTGGACTGTGGGCCGGTTTTTTATACTTGCATGTTGGTTCTGATTGGTGGTTGATGATTAATCTGAAAAACTTGCATGAACAAGTAAAGTGTGAAATAATTACTATTGCAAGATAGAATTAGGTGGGTAGGCTTAAAGAGTGACAGTTGATTGTCTGATTCTATGAACGAAAGAAGTTGTAATAACAGGAGGCCCATTCTGCTTTAGGAGGTATAGAAATGATAAAACCGAAGAAAACAAACATCTTCAATTTTATGCATATCATTGCTATCTGCGTCATGTTTTCTTTTGTATTGGGAATGAGTGTGTATGCTGATGAGGGTACATCTGAATTAGATGGAACTTGGGAATTGGCAGGAATTGTGATTAATGATGACTTAAAACTAGCATCTGAAATTGGGATGACTGGGAATGCAGTAATTCAAAATTCAATTATTATGCTTTCAGTGAGTAGTGTGGATGACTCTTTAATAGGTATTATTTCATCAAGTACCTCAGACGGTATATATACTATTAGTGATGGAAAGAAATTAATAGGTGGATGTGGATTATCTGATGAATATCTTATGGTAGTTCTATTTGGTAATGATGATGAAAGTATGACATTATTCTTCACAAATGATTCTTCTAATAACAATTCAAGTGGTTATTCTAACACGTATTCTAATTCATATAGTAGTGGAACGTATATTGTTGGTGAAGATATTCCGGCTGGAGAGTATGTTTTTTTCTCTGATAGTAATACAGATGGTTATTTTGCAGTATATGGTGAAAAGTATAGTTCGGATATAAAGGAAAACGATCTGTTTAGTTATAATAGTATTATGAATATTAATACTGGTGAGAAGATAAAGTTGGAAAGGTGTTATGCTGTTCCGATTGGTAGCGCTGTAGTTAAAACTGATGGGGAAGGGATGTTCAAGATTGGAACTCATCTATCTGCAGGCAATTATCACTTAAAAGCAACAACCAATGATGACGCCTATTATTGCATATACAGCGATAATGAACACAATCATATTAGAGAGAACGATCTATTTGAAGGGGATGCATATATTAGAGTTAGCGCAGGGGAATATCTTGTGGTGGAAAGATGCAGAATTATAGAATAGAATTACAACAAATTGATCAAGAATCATTTTAAATAGCCATGCATGGCTGTTGTTAGAGAGCGAGGAAATGAAAAAGCAACTGCTGAATTAGATTAATAAGATACTGGAGGACGCTCGAAAAATGAATAATACGCGTATGTCATTGTTTTTATAGTGCAGTACTTTTGCAAATGCGTGTTTGACAAACTATTTCCATCAGGATTATACTCATTTAAAGGAGTTACTCAGCATCTGTAGCGGATAGGGAGGAGAAACGAGATATGGCATTGATCAAGTGTCCGGAATGTGGAAAAGAATATAGTGATAAGGCACCAAGTTGCCCGAATTGTGGGTGTCCAACAAACGCAGAATCAACTTCGACGAGTACACAAGTTCCAGAAAAAACAAAAAAGAGTCCCAAGGGCATCATTATTGGTATCATATGTGCCGTTGTAATTGTGGGAGGGATTTTTGGTTACAAACTGTATTCTGATAATAAAAAACAGAAAACCTATGTTGACGCACAAACTTTGATCAGCGCAGGGAATTATGATGAAGGCATCAAAATGCTTGAAGGAATTAAGGGGTATTCTGGCGTTGATGAGGCTATAGAGAAGGCACTTCAGTCTAAAGAACAGTCTTCGATTGATGAGGCAGTGAAACTGGCTGAAGAAGGGAAATATGATAAAGCAGAAGAACTTTTGAATAGCCTTGAAGGATCAGATGCTGTTAGTGAAGCGCTGGATGAAGTCGAGGATATGAAAGCGTCAGAAAAATATGAATCTGGTATTTCTTTACTTAATACGGGAAAATATGACGAAGGTATTGCTGAACTTAAAGAAGTGATTGACTATAAAGACGCAGCGGAGGTTATAGAACAGGCAAAATATGAATCATATGGGTTCTCAGCTGTAAAGGCAACTAAGAAGGTTCTTAAAAACCCTGACTCAATGTTAGTGCATGAAATCACTTTCTATGGTTCTAGCGATGGAGAGAGTAGTGCTGAGGCTATGACGGAAGGGGCATTAGACGAGACAAACGGAACTGAAACTGAAAAAGAAGTGACTTCAGAAACAGAGGTTGCAGAGGGTGCGGAGCGTTTCCCATCTATTGTAATTCACTATGGGGCACAAAACGGTTTTGGTGGTACGACTACGGGATATTCACTGTGCTCGTATGATGAAGAGGAAGGCGAGTACACATTAGAGGGAATTACAAACGAACTTGATGAAGAAGAATTAGATAAGGATGATGATAATTATTATATCTATGCTATGACTGCTATGCTAATAAATGCTTTACAAGAAGGTGGACATGAAGTTGGAAGCATTAACCGAGAAAGGTTTGATAATGTTATTAAGTCATCAGCTTATACGGCTATAAAACTCATAGATTGATTTAATGTTACTGGTCGCGTGGAATGATTTAAAGATTCAGAGTTGTATCTTTATCGAAGCGGGACAGGCTTAATAACCTGCCCGCTCTTTCTGTGTAACCTATCGGTCATACTGTCTGACGATTGTCTGACTGCCTTTTTTGTCGACACATTTAAGCGAGTCATAATGAATGCCTGTAATACAGTATTCAATGACCCGGGAAATACTCACACATATCCTCTTTTCAAAGACGAATTAGAGAAAATATATGATTCAGCAAAGGAATTGGGAAAATCTGAGGGCGGTGTGAATACTGAGGAGGAGTTTGAGAAATACCATAAGTGTTCTGAAGATGTTTTGAAGACATTAAAAGACTATATTCCAAGATTATTGAAGAAAGAAGACTTTTTCATAGCAGCGTTTACTATAAAATGATACTGAGCAAAAATTTTAAAAAGTAGTGTTTGAATACTCCGGGATCCGAGTACCGCCTGTCCGCAAATGGATACCAACAATCCGCGCGATGATACCGGTTTGTCCGTGACACCAGATCCGCACGAGCGTACTTT